CCATGATGGGCGGCAATGATCTGCAAACAGCCGCGAACTATGCGGAAATTGGCTCAGCGACTGCAACATCTACGAATTGGTTTGGCGGGATGGGAGTCTTTACCGCAGCCTCTTCTGGGATCCCTTCAACGATTGCACTATCGAACATCAATCAAACGGGCTCCGCGCTCTCGGCTGCGAACATTGCCCTTGTTTTCCGGAATGCTTAGATGTCGGCGATAGTGCTCTCAGGGGGGCGGATCTTATCCATCGGAGGCGCCGCTTTCGGCATTGGCCAAAGTACGCCGCCGCCCCCAACACCTTCCGGGACTCTGTACAAAACGAATTTCGGTCACTACATGATGACCGGCGGGTATGAGTTCGGCACGGGACTAACCTCCGGGGCGAATTACTACTACGGCACCGAGTTGCAACTCTGGTCGACCCTTGGCACTAATAACGTCGCGGGCTACGCCTTTATGATCCCGTGGTGGGTTTTGGAGGATTGCACCCAGACGGTGAATCAGAATAACCCTGCGACTTTGGGGCAAGCTGGGACCCAGTACGCAGGATTTCAGTACATCACGCAAATCATGAATGCGGTTCAGCAAGCCTCCCCTGGAATGAGCTGCATCATGTACACGAAGTTCGCTGTCTTAAGTTCTTTTTCGCAAAGCAATATCACGGGAACAAATTGGGCTACGAGCGCCAAGGTACCAGCCTATGTAACAACCTGCGGTGGCACCCTCACGATGCCTACGAGCTATGGCTCTGGCACTACGATGACAGGAGCTGTTGCGCCTATTTATAGCGGCTCCTCTTACTATGGTTTTGGCTTTGCGGCCTATAGCGGCAACACGAGCCCCGCGAGCAATGAGTATTTTCAAGTTCTCCAGCCCGATGTTCATAACCCAGTGGTCAATCAGTACATCATTCAGGGACTCCAAGCGCTTTTGCAGCTCCCGATTACGCTCTCCTATGGGCCGTATGCGGGCGAGACATTCACGCTCGATCAGCATCCGCAGATGACGCTCATTGCGCTAAACGATGAGTACTCGCTCAATATGGGTTCATCGGCGAACTTCTCGACTGGCATCACTTTGAATCCTCGCTTAACCACTGGGGGGGCGCCGTCGCCCACGATCGCAAACTTCAATGCGGGCTACAGAGGCATGTGCGCGGCGTGGAGTGCGGCGAGCGAGCACACGAATCTTGCAGTAAATATCTCATTTGGCTATACGGGATCAAATGCAGATAGCACATCAACTGTCCCTGGATACGTCAACCACAATATCAACACGGCTGGCATATCGAATCTTCCAGGCATCGTCATGTCATCCTCGGATGGCACGATTAATCAGTGGGGGTTAAATGGTTGGCAGTACCCGGAAGCTTCATGGGCGTGGCAGGGATTCATTGGAATCGGAAATGCAGATGGTCCATCGACCGGGCCACTACCAACGCCGACCTATCCGAACCTCACCGGCACGATGCCGACGCTTTGGCAGGTAGAGGCTGGCGATTACAACTTAAATTCCGGGGGCAGCCCACAAGGGCCATTGGGGGCGAGCGTCGCTGCGTGCGAGCAAGGGATCATTCCAGGCGCAAACTACGTGCAAGCTAATTGGATATGCTGGGCGCTCCCAGATGGCGTGCAGTTTGGCACAAATGCCTGGACAGGCGCTTTGAATGGCTCCAATTCCCAGTTCACGAACTATTGGAATGGAAGTGGTGTTTATAGTGTTCTGCAAAGTAGTGCGGGGTTAAATAGTCCCTCGCAACTACTCGTGACTAACTCGATGGTTGCGCCGCAAAACTTCGCAGCTGTAACGACTACGACCACCGCCATACTCACTTGGACACCGCAGACAACTAACACGGGCACAGGACTCGCCTACCATATTTATAGAAATGGCTCGCTCATCGATACGACAGCTAATACCTCAGTGTCTACCTACACTGACACAGGGCTTTCTGCCAATACGAGCTACACATATACGATCAATGTCTACAACTCTAACGGTGCAGGGCCCCAATCGACGTTCACCGCTACGACAGCGGTATTTAGCTATACGAATTTCACATCTAGCAATATTGGCGGGGGTGCCGGACAAATATTTCTATCCGCCAATGCCGCATTGAGCGGCTCTGCTATTGCTCTCACACCTGATAATTCCAACCACACGGCGGGGGCCGCGTGGTACGTGACGCAACAGAATATCCAAGCGTTCACGACGAAGTTCACCTTTAGGATCATACCTTCTAATTCGACGCCGCAAGTGGCTTGCGCGATGACGTTTGCTGTACAGAACAGTAATGCGACAACGAATGGCAATAGTTATGGACCTCCCTATTTTGTGGCATCTGCGGATGCGAATGTGGGAGGATACGGATCTTACAATCCCTCGATCGGTGCCAATCAGCAACCAGTCGGCAACTGCATGGTGGTCAAGTTCGACACCAGCGGCTCCGCGCAAGTGAATTATCCGGCTGGAATATTTCCTAACTCGACTGGCGTTTATCTTGATGGAGGACCTTACGCCAACATGATCCATTCGGAGGACTTGAATCCGAACGGGATCAACTTGAACTTGGGGAATATTACTACCGCGATCGTCGTCTATGATGGTTCATTTTTGACCATGGTGCTCCTAGACACGGTTACTCTCGCGCAAGCTAGATACGTGTGGCCGCTTGCAAACCTACCGGCAGTTATGGGCACCCTCGGCGTTCCAGGCAATAGCTCTAACATTGCTTGGGTCGGATTTACCGGCGGATGTCCTCCTAATTCAGATTATGCGCAAGAAGTATTGACGTGGGCATACTGGACGACGTCAGGATCTCGATTGAGTACGCCTGTATTGAGTCCAACTGCAGGGACCTATAGTTCTGCGCAGACTGTATCCATTTCAGGACCCCCCGGTGCATCGATCTATTATACGACCAATGGTATTTTGCCGACGAGCGCCTCGACACCGTATACGACTCCTTTCACTGTTAACGTCAATACCATCGTTAACGCCGTGGCGATTCAGAATGGCTATACAGATAGCTACGTTGCTACTGCAGATTACACCGTTGGCTCATCGACGCCGGTCATCAATTATCCGAGCGGATTTGCGGCCAATGATGGAATGATTCTTTGTGGACGGGCGACCTTGTCGGGGTCGGCAATTCAGCTGACAGATACCGGGGTTGTAGGGAGCTCTCTCTTGGGAGAAGTCGGATGTGCCTGGTACGCAACACCCGTCAGCATTACTAGCTTCACATCGAGCTTTCAACTGCAGTTTACGAGCGCCACTGCAAATGGAATGACTTTCTGTTTGCAGAATAGGGCTCAATACTCACCGCTCTTTGTTGCAGCAAACGGTGGCTCTTACGTGAGCGGCGGCCCATTCGCGATGGGCAATTACGGAGCCGCGCTCGGTTACGGGTATCTGTCTGGCAACGGCGGTGGCAGTCCTCCTCCGGGAGGCATCCTCTCGAGTGCCGCAGTATCGTTCAATCTAACCAACAATGGCTTAGGGTTCTACAGCGGCGGAGTAGTCCCCTCAGGCTCTGATGTCACGATCACGGGCGTCACCTTGACGGGCGGCAACCCGCTCAATGTAGTGGTGAGTTACAGCGGCACGACGCTCGCCGTGAGTATCACAGATACGGTGACGACGGCTAACTTTAGCCACAACTTTACCAGCGTGAATCTCTCGACGTTAGTGGGTGGAAGCACGGCCTTTGCGGGGTTCACAGCGGGGACAGAAAATGGCAGCGAGCAGGCGAATCAGTTCGTCAATAATTGGACGATGAATTAAATGTCCATTACGTTTCAGAACGTCGTTTATAGCGGCTCTCAAGGCTCTCCGTGGAACTTCACCGGATTCACGGTAGCACCCGGTGATTTAATCGTCATCGCCATGTACAACCAAGATGGGCCTTCGCAGACACCACTTGTGTTTAGCGATAATGTAAATATTGGAAATTACGCCACTACCACTCCAGTTTCTGACGGGACACGTTTCTGGGGTCTTGTATATAAAGTATGCAACGCTAGCGGCACTGTCTCGACGCTTACGTTTTCTGGATTTATATCCGGCGCGATGACAATAGTTCACTATAACGGATTCCTAGGAACTGCAACGGCGACTGGTAATTACACCGTCAATTACCACACATCAAGTTCCTCTACCGCAGTGTCTGGAACCAGTTATGACTCGCTACAAGCTAACGCCCTCACTTGTGCATTTATAGGCGATTTGAATGGAGTCGACTGGGGTACGGCGCCAGCATCTCCATGGACACTTCGAGGTATTGATCACATAAGTTCAGGGGAATTTCTTCCGTACGATAATGTATTCACAACGTTAGGAACGGCCGTACAAATAACTGGCACTTTGGCGAGTGCGGACTTCTGGTTTGTCACGCAGATCGAGTTCTATGACTTGGTTTACGCAGCCGCAATCGCGTGGATCGCATAAATGCCGAACTTCGTCCAATTTGCCGCCTCCAGCGGAGCGGTCTCAAATCCTTGGGCCGGCGGACAAGTATCGGTGACACTGACTGGCGTCACGGCCGGGAACGCCATTCTCATCGTGACGCCAGGGCTCAATAATACTTCGGGCTCGCCTACGCTCACGATCACGGACTCTGTGAACTCGGTGCAAGAGCTCGAGCAGATGGCCTCCTTCGGCCTCTCAAGCGTCTACTCAATCCTTGATTTCTCCATCATCCCGAATGCCACCGCAGGCTCTCATACGGCCACCGCCGCCGTTGGGTCAGGCACCGGGTACGGCTACATTGTGGCGATCGAGATATCTGGCTTGAGCTCAAGCGCCGTGTTGGATGTGTTTTCGCTGAACAATGCGGCCGGAAGCTCTGGCGTTACCACGGGCAGTTCCGGCTCCCCTGCAGGGACCCAGGAGATCGCCATTGCCGCGGTCGGCGGCTACTACCAGGGTTCAGCGATAACTATCGGAGAACCCTCAGGATATACTAATATCTCAAAGTACCAAGCAGGCGGCGGCTATGTGCAGTATTCGGTCGATTACTTGACTCCCGTGTCATTGAGCCCACAGTCCGCCACCTGGACCGGGATGAGCGCGGTATATAGCTATGTCGCTGGGGTGATTGTGCTTAAGGCTGCGAGTAATCAGGCGACTGTGATGTGGTGGAGTTAGGGATGAAACCTCAACTTGTGACTGATCTTTCAGGGCTTCATAACGCTGATCTAGAAAAGACGCGCACACGAATACTGAAAGGCGGTTCATGGAAACGTCAAAGGACGATCATGATTCTCCCGGCAGCGGATTTGATGCCGGCGAAATGTGCGCTGTCGCTGATGAATCTTGCATCTCCTCCTAACAATGGTTTTGTTAGATGGCTCGCACTAGGCATGGAAGTAGGTGATGCGTACTCAACCGCGATAGAGCAAATTCTCGCGCATCCTGATTTGAAAGATTGGGAATTCATACTTTGCTCCGAACACGATAATTGCCCCCCGACTGATGGCCTCATCAAACTGATAGAGCGCATGGAGCAACATCCAGAATTTTCTGCGCTCGGGGGTGCATATTTTACGAAGGGACCTGAGGGGGCATTTCAGGCGTGGGGAGACCCGCGCGACGCGACGCCTAATTTTCGTCCGCAAGCACCAGACCAAAATGGCGGGATAGTTGAGTGCTGTGGCCTTGGTCAAGGGTTTACTCTTTTTAGGTTAGCAATGTTCAAAGATGAGAGATTGCGCAAACCGTGGTTCAAAACCTTGAACGGTAGAGATGGCTCTGGCGTCTCAACGCAGGATCTATATTTCTGGGGGGATGCGCGAAAGTACGGCTATAGGTGTGCCGTCGATTGCAGTGTGCGTGTTGGCCACTATGATTTGAAAGGCGATTTCGGGCCTCCGGATACAATGTGGTAAAGCCTGAAAAATTCTCAACAGTTGCAGACTATGTCTACGAGCAGGAAATACGCAAAGGTAATCCATATTTTATGAACGCAGCAGTAGAAACAGTCAAAGAACCATTGAAACTTAACCTAGGAGCTGGCAAGTCTAGGATGGATGGGTACCTGTCCGTCGATTCGATCCCATTCGACGGACTAGATGTGATTTGCGATTTGCGCGAGCGTTGGCCGTGGGATGATAACTCCGCGTCTCATATTCACATGTCGCACGTCCTGGAGCACTTTGAGGCCGAGGAGCGTGTCCACATCTTCAACGAAGCTTATCGGGTTCTGATTCCCGCCGGACAGATGCACATCGTTACTCCCCATTGGGCATCTCAGCGCGCCTACGGAGATCCGACGCACAAATGGCCACCAGTTTCCGAATTTTTGTTTTATTACGGTTGGAAGGAATGGCGTGTTGGCAACGCGCCTCACACCGATATCGAATTCAATCCAAAAGGCTTTAATTGCGATTTCAATTTCGCAGGCGGTTACTCGTTGCATCCAGAGATGAACGTGTGGCACGACGAGAAAAAACAGTTCGCGCAGAAATGGTACAAAGAAGCTTGCTGTGACACGGTCATGACTTGCACGTCGAACAAAAAGCCGCCGTGATGCCATGTCCCTCCCCGGCACATTCAACCTACAGATCTATCAAGGCCAGACCTACCAGCAAATAATCGTCTGGACGGCAGGCCCTGGGCTTGTCGGCGCCGTTCCCAATCAAACTCCTGCAGTCGGCTCAACGCCCATTCCGGTTGATCTCAGCGGCTACACGGCGACGATGCAGTTTCGCCCCTATCAGTCCCCCTCAGCTCCTTTGTATTACGATGCCTCGGGCGACATCATTTTAGGCGGCGTCGCGGGCACGATCTCGCTTTCGATTCCCTCATCCGCCACGGAGAACTTCACGTGGTTTAGCGCCTTTTATGATCTATTCTTGACGAGCAGCCAAGGCATCGAGACGCCGTTGCTCGCTGGTACGGTCACGATTCAGCCAGCAGTGAGCGCCGTATGAGCACCCCGCAAAACCAAGTCTTCTTGGGCACGACGCAAACGAACGTGCTCACGGTCAATTCCCCTGGACCACAGGGGCCAACTGGGCCGTTGGGAAATCCAGGCCCCACCGGCCCGGCAGGAGGACCGACAGGACCCACGGGGCCATCGGGCGAAAGCTTGCCCCCGGTATTTAATAATGCCGTGAGCGCTGCAGTTCCATCTGGGAACTCTGATAGTTTCTCGCCATTCGATTATGTCGCGGGCACGACGGATTATCTTCTTCTCACGCCAACCGATAATACCTCGACCTTGCTTGGACTTTCCGCCTTTGGCATCACCGAGCAGATATCGCTCGTCATTTGGAATGCGAGCGTGACGAATACCTTGACGTTCGAATCCTCCTCGAGCTCAACAGCCGCCAATAGCTTTATCTGCCCGCAGAACATGAGCTTTGTGCTTCAGCCCTATGCGGCGATGCTGATGCTCTATACGCCTGGATTTGGCTGGGTGCTTTGTGTGGGGAACTCATGAAGATAGCCGTCTACGCCATAGCACTTAATGAAGAAAAGCACGTGTCTCGCTTTTGCGAAGCCGCTGCCGATGCGGATCTGATCTTCGTTGCGGATACCGGGTCAACCGACCGCACAGTGGAGTTACTGAAGGCAGAAAAAAAAGGTCACGATTACTTACGCATCGATGTGCGACAGATATCTATCAAACCCTGGCGCTTCGATGATGCGCGCAACGCCGCTCTAGCTCTTTTGCCTGACGACATTGATGTGTGCGTATCGCTCGATTTGGACGAAGTCTTGCAGCCCGGGTGGCGCGAGGAGATCGAGCGTGTATGGACCGCAGGCACTAATCGCCTACGCTACGGCTTTGACTGGGGCGCCGGCATCCAATTCGCGTATGAAAAAATCCACGCGCGGCATGGTTTCAGGTGGATAAATCCATGCCACGAATATTTGTTCACGGACCGCATTACTGATGTCTGGGCGAACACTGATATGCTCTTGGTGGTTCACGAGCCAGATCCTTCAAAGTCAAGGGGTCAGTACTTGGATTTGCTGCGCATCTCAACCGAGGAAAATCCGACCGAACCGAGGAACGCCTTTTACTACGCGCGGGAGCTCTCGTGGGCGTCGCGCTGGCAGGAGGCAATCAGGGAGGCGAAGCGGTATTTAGAACTTCCGCGCGCCACGTGGGCGAATGAGCGCGCCTATGCGATGCGCGTGATTTCGAAGTGCTACATGGAACTTCGCGATTGGCACTGCGCCCTTCAGTGGGCAAGGAATGCGTGCTCGGAGGCGCCGGATACGCGCGAGCCGTGGGTGCTATTGGCAGAAATCTGCTATCACACCTATCGCTGGGCCGAGTGCTTCGGGGCGGCAATGTCGGCGCTCTATATCGTAAAACGCGAAAAGCTCTACACCGTCGACCCGTCCGTGTGGGGCTATCAGCCGCACGACTGGGCATCGATTGCGGCGTGGAATTTAGGGATGAAGGATGTGGCGCTTGAGCATGCACGCAAGTGCGTTGAGATGGCGCCAGAGGATTTGCGGCTTAGGCAGAACGTCAAGATGATCGAAGAGGCGTTGGCGAAGGAGATTGCAGCGTGAGTTCTCCGTGGCAGTCTGTTTTGAATACCAGCAATAGTTATAACTTCGCTCCTTCAATGGGCGAGACTGTGCTTTATTCATATGGACTCGCTGGGGTTAAGAGAACCGCCCTTACACAGCAGCATTTCACGGATGCACGCTTGGCGACAGGCATCCTGATGATGCGCGCTAGTTCTGATGGCGTGAACCTATGGCAAGTTGACCTTCAGGTTATCCCGCTCGTGCAGGGGCAATCTACTTACCAGGTTCCGTCGAACACAATTGTGATGCTTGACATGTACTACACGCTGAATACCGGGACAGCGGAAATAGATCGCATCATATTGCCGGTTAGCCGCACAGAGTACGCAAGTTATCCCAACAAACAGCAAGGCGGCGCGCCTACTGTGGCATGGTTCGATCGGCTGCTTTCTCCGACTGTCAGTTTGTGGCCGGTGCCGAATGGCCAGCAAGCGTCGTTCAAATATTATCGCTTGCGTCAGACGCAAGATTCGAACATGACTGGAGGTCTGAATGTCGAAATTCCTCCGTATTTTCTAGATTGGTATTCGCTCGCGCTCGCATACCGTCTCGCTCTTATCTGGAATGTGGAACGCGCGGGTCCATTGAAGACTCTTGCCGACGAAGCATGGGCGATTGCCGCCAAGCAAAATACAGAGCAATCCATGTTCTATGTGTCTCCGATGGTCACTGGATACTGGCGCCCATAATGGCATACGCATCCCGCAGCGGTAGAGCGAGGACGAGCGCAAAAGCGCCATCGGCCTTTGCGGTGTGCATGAGGTGCGGAATTTGGCACAACAGGTCCGCGCTGCAATTTCAATGGGACTGGCGAGGCGCTCAACTGCAGAATTTATATATTCTTGTGTGCCGACAATGCTTGGACGAACCGCAACAACAATTGCGCCAAATAGTATTGCCAGCCGATCCGGTGCCTATTTTCTATCCTAGCGTAGAGCAGTTCGCCGACGACGAATCAGACTACCGCGCCGTATCCGCGCCACCGAATATTGACCCGAATACTGGCCTTCCCATCCCGAAAAACAATCTTCGCATCACCATGGACTCTCAGAACCGTGTGACGGAGCCCTATGGCTTACCCGTGGGCGATGATCAAGCCGCCGTGATGCCTTATAACGGAGGCGTGCAGAAAGCTTTTGGAGTCGCACTACAAGTGCTCTCTGTCACGAGCGACGGGTCAGCAACGGTGACCGTGACTTGCTCGGCGCCACACGGGCTGCAAACCAATTCCCAAGTCTCGGTCGAGGGACTTAACTTCTCGCCCGCGTGCGGAATCTACACGGCGGTTCCGACGACGGCGACTGCCTTTACGTTTGCCACTTACGGCGCGAATCCGAACGGCTCGCTCTTGACGTCGACCACACTGATTCTCACCGCCTTGATGGGGCTGCCATGAGCGGCTTCAAAGTCGTCCCGCAAGTCACAGGGCCTACGCTTTTCACGCCGCCGAATATCGTGTGCTTCTTGGAACAGGAGGCGTCGGCATTCCTTTTTCTGCTTGAGTCCGGAGGTTTTTTGCAGTTGGAAAGCTGCGCTCAGTCGGTGGACTATTTGCTGGAGCTCGAGAACGGCACCGGAGTGATCCTTCTGCAGAACGGCTTCGCGATAGAACTTGAGGATGGGCCGTGAGACTCATCGACTTAGAGCCGAGGTGGTACACGCTGGAGGACAGAGATGTCCGGGTCGGCTTCAGTTTTGACTGTCCACATTGCACGCTAGTTAGGCTGGGAGTGGCAGTGCATGATAAGGGGCATCGCGTTCTAGGCGCGGCGAAGGAAGTTACCCATCCACCTGCGGAAGGCCGAGTGTGGGAGATTACAGCTGGAAATAGTTTTCAGGACATCAGTCTCCAGCCAAGCATAGATGCAAGCCAAGTGGGGCATTGGCACGGCCATATTACGAACGGGGAAGTTACGTAAAGTGGCAAATTCCACCATTCCCATGCTCCCCCAAGCCCAAAGCCTTTTGGGTGATGAGCAACTAGAAGCCGTGCAGGCTGCGACTTCCGTGCGCGTTACCGCCGCGCAGATCGCAGCCCTTGGGGGCCCACAAGGCCCGACAGGTCCCACGGGACCGCCTAATGGCCCCCCTGGGCCAACAGGTCCCACGGGCCCCTCTGGCGTAGGCCCACAAGGCGCGCAAGGCGCCACTGGCCCCGTAGGCCCGACAGGGCCGCAAGGCGCCGGCAGCCAAGGTCCCACAGGGCCGACTGGCCCCACCGGATCCGCCGGCGCCGCAGGCCCAGGAGGCCCCACGGGGCCTGGGGGCACCGGCCCCACAGGCCCCACCGGTACAGGCACTCAAGGCCCCACGGGCCCCACGGGCGCCGCTGGTATGGGACAGACGGGCCCGACCGGCCCCACAGGCGCCGGCGGATCCTCCGGCAGCGCTGGCCCCACAGGCCCCTCTGGTCCCACAGGCCCAGGATTTGGCGTTCAGGTATCGAACACCACCTATACGTCCGGCACTGTCACTTTTCAAAATGCGAATGGGATCTCCTTCGGGAGCTCGGGCGTTGGCGGCATCTCGGCCTCCTACGGCGGCCTCAATCTATCCGCCGGCACGACTTCTGGCAGTTTGGGCTCCGTCACGCTTTCGAACTCAAACGGGGTGTCTTTTGGCTTGAACGCCGGCACCGTCACCGCCTCGATCGCTTCGACCTACGCGGGGACGGGTTTATCGATCGGAGCGACATCGCAAGGGGGGCAACTCTCAGGCACCTTGAACACCGCGGGCCTGTCGATCAATCAGCCGTACCTCACGCGCCTGATCATCCCGGATGGCAATCAGCTGACACTGCTATCTGCTCTTGGGAACGCCTCGGCCTCTTTCCAGTACCTGGCAGCGCAAGGGGCAATCACGGGGACGCGCATCGATGCGTTGGCCTCTTGGTCTGGTGCCTCCTCGGCTACGGCAAACACGTGCGCAGTGGCAATATCGGCATACGCCGCGATCTACACTAACAACGCATTGACCTTATCCTCGCTCTCTTCTGGCTCTACGCAGACGACCTACAGCTACGCCTCTAATAGTGCAGGGCATACCGAACTCACGGCCGGGGCCATTCGCCCGATTTCATGCCCCGTTAACTTCAACATCGCCCCCGGGGAATACCTCGTGGGCTTTAACGTTGTGACGGCAACTTCTAGTATCGGCACGGCCACTACCAATCTCGCGCAAACGATTTCCATGATGGGAGGCAATCAGTTTCAGTCCGCGATCAATTATGCGGAGTTTGGATCGAATACCGCATCGTCGACGAACTTAATCGGCGGCATGGGCATCTACACTGCCGCAACGACTGGGCTGCCGGGCTCGGTCGCACTCTCTAATCTCGCACAAACGGGGGCGTCCTTGAGCCAGGCAAATATTGCCATGGTCTTTAGGAATCAGTAATTGCGTGGCGCGCCCGATGGCAGATGAACCCGGGATTTTTGACTTTCTCCAAACAGGATGGTTTGCCGCAGTCGCGGCGGCTACGTGGGCGCTCATCTTGCGGGTAATCGTGGGGCGCTTTCAGGCATCAAGCAGGCGCCAAGAGGAACGCCTAGAGAAGCTTGAGTCGGAAATCACCTCAATCAAGATATCCTTAGCCTCAATCGCTGGGCGCATGATGGAGCGCGATCATTTCGGAAAATACACGTGGCCAGGAGATAGTCGATGATTCCGCCGCGAATCGCTGAGCTAATTGCCAAAGAGGAAGGGTACGGCATTCCTGGGGCTATTCCCACAACTCATGATAATCCAGGCGATCTGCGCCACAGCCCGCACTCCTTCCATGCCGTCGATGCCCCGAATGCTATCGGTGAAATCGATACACCCGCAGACGGCTGGTATGATCTTGTGCACGAACTAGATCTTTATGCGACTCGCGGCATGACCATTGCTCAAGCGATCTATGAGTGGGCACCCCCCAATGAAAACAACACGGCTGCATATTTAAGTTACATTGTCAATGGGTTAGGATGCTCACCGGACACAGAACTGAAAGAAGCGCTGACAATACCTGGTATTGGAGCTTACTCAGACGAACCAACGGGAGAGCCTTCATGATCCATTCGCTGCTGTATCTTTTCATTGTGCTTTGCATCGTGGGGCTGGTGCTGTGGGGCATCTCTCAGATTCCAGGCATTCCGGGTATCGTCAAAACGGTGGTGTACGTGATCGTCGGGGTAATCTTGCTCCTCTGGTGCCTACAGTACTTTGGGCCTCCCGGGGTGGGGCTGCGATGACATTCTGGCAATTCCTCGCGAATATCTGGTCTTTCCTGTCGGCAAACGGCACGAAAGTCCTTGGACTTGCCCAAGGCACCGTCGCCCTCCTCGCTGGCATGAACAATATTATCCCTGCCGATGATGTGAAGTACTGGCTCGCAGCTTCAGCGGTCCTCACATTCTGGCGCGGATTCTCTAACTCAAGCACGATCGCCACTACGCAGACAACAGTGACGAAGCAGGAAGTAAAGAGTGATGCCGATACCCCCAAAACCGAAGGAACACAAAATGCGAAAATTCCTCCTGACCCTTCCCGTCCTTCTCGCCCTTAACGGCTGCGCAACCATCCAGGGATGGTTCGGTAGCCCCACCACGGCCCAGTACATTCAAGATGCCGTGAACGTCGCCGTACTTGTCGCGAGCACGCAAGGGGTGTCGGCTGCGGAAATTAACGCGATAGCGAAGGCCGCGCTAGCGGCGGATAACGGCGCGGTGTCCACTCTTGCCGAACTGCAAACGCTCCTTGATAAGGAAATCGCCAAACTGAATCTTCCAACGGCCGACCAGACGGCCATAGGCATTGTGGTGTCGGCGCTATCCGGTGCACTCGCAAGCGCGATTGGCACCAATACGACCGTTCAGCAGGCGCAAGTCATCATAGCCGATGTGTTGAACGATATCGTTGCGGCAACTTCTATAGCGAAGGTGAAATCTCGCGGATTGAAGCCGTGAAGTACGGGCGCCTCCCGCGCGGGCATGATCCGCGTGTGCCGAAGATGGCTACGCTTCGGGCCATGGGTTCCACGCCTCCGTTGCCTGAGCCCGTCAATTATTCTGTAGGGATGCCGGCGGATTTAGGGATGATGCTAAATGATACTCTCGGCGACTGCACGGCAGCGGCATGCGGACACGCATTACAGGTCTTCTCACACAACGCGACACCACCGATGGTCACGCCAACGGATGGCCAAGTGGAAGCTCTGTACGAGGCGACCGGGGGCTACGTGCCAGGGGAACCCAATACCGATAATGGCGCCGTTGAACAGGTAGTTCTTCAGTACTGGCTGAATAATCCGCTCGATAGCAATCAATTGGCCGCGTTCGTAGAGATCGACGTGAAGGATCTGGCGGATGTGAAGCGCGCCATTTGGGAATGCGGCGTTGTTTATATCGGCCTTACCGTTCCAGCGTTTCTGCAAAACCTCGAGGCGCCGGGGTCGAACTGGAACGTAAGCCCAAATGCTGATAACACCATCATTGGCGGCCACGCCGTCGCTGTGGTTGGCTGGGATGCTCGCGACAATTTCATCCTGATTTCGTGGGGCGCCGTATACACGATGACGCCGTCTTTCTGGCTTGGCTTTGTTGATGAGGCATACGCGCTTGCCAATCCCGCCTGGATGGAAAAGACGGGCCGCAGTCCCGCAGGGCTCTCGCTCGGAAAGCTCGAAGCGTTAATGGCCTCGATGAGGGCGGATCCTAAGCCCCAAGAGCATCGCCATCACAGGCGAAAAAAGCGCTGGAGCGCTACATGAGCGCTGTGACCTGGACACCGACGCCTTATCTGCAGTGGATGAAGCGGGCGCCTCCGGCGGGCGCAGTGCTGCCGCCTGGCGAGTACACGATGGTGTTGCAACAGTGGTTCACATCCTCGGAAGGTGGAGGGCAGTGGCAGGAGTTGCCAGTAAGATTCTGGAACGAGGTATACCAGAACCCCCCGCCGACAGCATGAGCGGAGAGCCTCGCATTGGATTTGCGACCTTGTGCAAGGGGCGCGCTTTTCATCTCAAGGAAACCTTACCGAGGAACCTCAAGGACGTCGAGAGTTACCCCAATGCGTTTTGCGTGATACTGGACTATGAATCGCAGGACGATTTGATTCCTTACCTGAAGGCCAATCACTCGAGCGATATCGAGAGCGGGAAGCTTGTCGTCTACAGTTATCGAAATGGCGGGGCGCCTCTGAAATTAGCGCATGGGAAAAACTTAGCCATGCGCTGCGCGATCCTTGAGGGGGCAGAACTTGTTTGTCAAATGGATGCCGATAACTGGGGTGGTGCAGGCTTCACGAAATTCATCTCAGATATTTTCAGAGAACCCGGAATGGTTCCAGGGATATTTGCAATCCCTGACTACCATCTCATTAAGAGTCTGCCACACGGAAAGAGCCGCCCCGTGCGCGGGTATGCGGGGCGCCTTGTGTGTTGGGCACAAACGTTCATCAAGATGGGCGGCTACGCTGAGGAATTCGAGGTCTGGGGGTCAGAGGATATTTGCACAAATTTCAGGCTCCAGAGGGCCGGATATCAGATCCGGCATATCCCGAATCATTTTCTAAATGCCATAAACCACAGTGCCGCCATTCGCTTCAAGGAATACCCGAACGCGCAGCAATTCGAAAATGATAGCCAAGTTGAGATCCTGAAAGCCAAAACGAACACGGTCGTGAATTACGGCCAGTTTGGCCTAGGGAAGGTGTATCGAAATTTCAGCGAAACGGCAATTGAGTTAAGGCCACTCCCGACGCGCGTCTTTGGAATAGGAGTGCAGCGCACTGGTACGACCTCACTCCATGAGGCGTTCAAGATGCTCGGCTTCGATAGCCTCCATTGGGGCACAGGCGAAGCGCCTCTCATCTGGTACGAAATGAATGCGCTTGGGCGCTCAAAGACCCTTGAGCAATGGTACGCGCTCTGTGACTTCCCGATCCCATTGCTCTATCAGAAACTCGACAAGGCGTATCCCGGCTCTAAGTTCGTCCTTACCATCCGCAACGAATCCGATTGGCTAGAAAGCGTACGCAAGCTCTGGGATTACAAAACGAACCCGCACCGGTATCTGTGGGAGATTTATCCCATCTCACACCAATTGCACACCGCTTTCTATGGCCAAAAGGAATTCGACGCGGCCAAATTTGTGGCGCGCTACCGGCAGCATAACGCCGAGGTCCTTGAGTACTTCAGTGGGCGCCCAGATGATCTTCTGATCCTAGATATGGATCGGCCGAGAGGAAAGCTGGCTGCGCTTTGCAAGTTTCTAGATATGCCATCCCCGACGACAGATGGGCTCTATCCGCGCGCGAACCGCTCAACCGAGAGTTTTGTGCCCACCACTTAGCAGCAACTCAAACTTTTTCACAAGATCCGCCCGCAGATGCGCTATCGTCGCCATTTGCGATATGATCTCCAGATCCTGCTGCACCCAGCGTTCTTCGTAAGCTTTGAGCAGGGCTTCCAATTCGCGTATGCGCGCTCGTTCAGTCGTCATGGGTCGAACATACCGCAGCTGCGAATGTGGATCTAGTAACCGATTGACAAATCGGGCATTATCTGCCGCATGACGATTAATACGAATCCACTTTCGTACAACAGCTGGGTAGAGCAGATAGGGGTATTGGTTCCAGTTGGAACCACGATAGGCACCGATGAGGCAAATCACTTTGACGATGTAAATCTCGATAACGCTGCGTCCTCGATACTCTCGTACGCGGAGAACCGCATCCAGCGCGACTTGGACATGCTCCCGGCGCAGACATCGAACAGCTATACGTTGACTCCTGGGAATTACATCTTTCCGCTTCCCGCGAACGATTTTGTAATCGTCAATCGCGTGGTTATAGAACAGTTGAACGGTTCGCAAGTGATCTCAACGCAACCGCTTCTCGAGGTATCGCAAGAGTTCATCCAGAATTGCTACGGCGGTTTGTCGACAAGCGGCACGCCTCAGTACTTCGCAATGGTGGGCGATAACTGGGGGAACGGTGGCACAGTCAACAACAATATCTCATTGGGCCCGACGCCCAATTTCGCTTACACAATCCGCGTGCATGGATTGATCCGCACGCCTTCGCTCTATACCTACTCTGCCGGTGGAGCAGCTAGCACCCAGTACACGTACATTTCGACGTATTATCCTGATCTATTGATCACGGCTAGCATGATCTATGTCGCTGGCCACTTCCAAAAGAACTTTTCGAGTACCAGCGATAGCCAGGACGCGCCTCTCAACTACGAAAAGCAGTATCAAATCCTTCGCACCGGTGCGATCCAAGAAGAGAACAGAAAGAAAGGCCAAGGGAGCGGCTGGTCGTCGTACTCAACGCCAGTTTCCGCGACACCCACTCGGTGACGTGTGCCACATGCAGTCCTTCGGCTGATCGGCGGCGCTAATACTCAAGAGACGCCTGCGCTCAATGAGAATTCTGGCATCTCGCAGACCAATAGGGTCAGATTCTTCTATGACCCCAATGGCATCAGCCTAGTTGCCAAATTAGGCGGCTGGGTTCGCTACATCAATCAGCAAATGGTCGCGATCGTGCGCGCGCTATGGGCGTGGGAGGACATCAACCTAAACTCATGGCTCGCCTTAGGCACGCAAACGCTCTCAGGACAATCTTACTCACAGCTCGCCGTCATCAACGATGGGGCGCTCACTGATATTTCCCCCACGCAAACGACGGATAATGTCGCGCCAGTCGTTACCTCGACTCAAGGCTCGTACTCCTTCCTCATCACGGATAACACCGTTACGGGCGTGACGAATTACGACACCGTGTATATCGCAACGCAAATCTCGATTGGCGGCGTGGTGCTATTTGGTCTCTATGCTTGCGCGCCAGATGGCATTTTGTACCCGAATGGCTATACCGTGTGGGCGCGCGATCAGTTGGGCAATTTAGAAGAGGCGACCTCGAGCTCGAGCCTGCCTGTGCTCCCTGCCTTCACTACAACGGGGCCCTTGGGCGCAATCCGGGGATCAAGCCAGGTCAACGTCTATCTGCCCGCTTACACGTACGCTCTGGGCGATACGTTCCCCGTGCTCACGCCAACGATGGTCGGTGGCATCACGCTTTATGGCAACTACGTAGTGCAAGCGCTAGTCGATGCGAATAACTTCACCATCATCGCAGCAACGGCGGCGACATCCTCGGCGACTGCGACCTTGAATGGCGGCCTCGCGCAGTACATCTACTCCTTTGGCCAAGGTGCGATTCCTTCGGGCACAGGCTACGGGATCGGTGAGTATGGGATCGGAGGGTATGGCGTCGGGACCCCTATCACGCCCGCGACGGGGCCAGCGGTCAATGCGGTCGATTGGACGATGGATAACTTCGGTGAGTACCTCCTCACCGTGCCCATCCAGCCGCCAAATGCCGGAACGCCCTTTCAGCCGCTCTACGTGTGGCCGCCTGGGCAGCCAACCGCAACCGTCGTCTCAGAAGCGCCCCCGGTGAATGATGGGGTGCTCGTCGCGATGCCTCAGCGGCAGGTTATTTTGTGGGGGTCGACGGAGACGGGGATTCAAGATCCACTCCTTATTCAGTGGTCAGATGTCGGCACCTACAACGTGTTCACTGATTTGGTGACCAATCAGGCTGGCACCTATCGCATACCGACTGGTTCACGCATTGTTGGCTGCCTACAAGTTCCGCAGCAAATTTTGGTGTGGACTGATGTTGATGTGTACTCGATGCAGTACATCAATCTTCCAGATGTCTATGGATTCAATCAGGTTGGTAAGGGCTGCGGGCTGATCGCGCGCAAAGCTGCTGGCGTCTTGGGCGGAATTCCGTATTGGATGGGGCCGTCTCAATTCTATTCCTTTAGCGCTTACGGTGTGCAGCCCGTTCCCTGTGCGGTATGGGATTTTGTGTACCAGAATTTGAACCAAGGCACCGATCCAACGACGGGCGTCAGCAACCTTCAAAAAATCCGTTGCGCCGTCAATTCGAGATTCGGTGAAATCCAGTGGTTTTTCCCTTCGGCTAATGGGTCTGGGGAATGCGATTCATATGTGAAATTTAATGCGTATCTAAATGCGTGGGATTTCGGCATGCTGGGACGCACCGCGTGGGTTGATCAAACCATCTTAGGCCCTCCGATCGGCGCAGACCCTTCGTCGTTATACATTTATCAGCACGAGGTTTCGGCGGACGCGGACGGTCAGCCAATGGGGGAGTTCTTCCAAACAGGTTTTTACACGCTTCAGGAAGGTGACCTGCAAACCTTTATAGACTGGATTTTTCCGGACATGAAGTGGGGGTTCTCCGGTCAACCGCCAACCGGGCAAGTGAATATCTGGTTCTATGTGGCTCAGTATCCAGGCGACACGCCGGTTGAGTTTGGCCCATATACTGTGAGTCAGGCGGTCCAGTATTTCTACACAAGACTAAGAGGAAGACTTGTCTCCGTGAAGGTCGGCGGGAGTCCCGCAGGAACTTGGTGGCGTACGGGTGCCGTTCGATATCGTTTTGCTGCTGACGGGAGGATTTAGTGAGCACCCCAGCGAATCAATTGCCGGCTGCCGGTGCCACCCAGCTCCTAAATTCCCTGCAGGCCCTTGTGCAAGCACTCAACGGCGCCGCCACCTCCTACGCCAACATCGTCGGCGTCGCGAACTTCGGCCCCATTACGACAGCGACTGTCATCAAATCGAGTGCAGGACGCATCTGCGAGATCGCAGTGATCTCAGCAGGCACGACCACGGGCTACGTATATGACTCAGCATCGACCTCGGCAACCACGGCTATCATGATTCCCATACCGAACATTGTGGGAGTCTACAAAGTACAGTGGCCAATGGCGACAGGCCTGCTCGTGATCCCCGGCGCTGGACAGACTATCTCGGGGACCTATTCATGATCGCCGCCATATTCATCGCTCTCGGCGTTCTGGCTCTTTGCGGATTCGCTCTTATGTTTATCAACTTCATTGAGCGACCGCTAGATAACGATTCGGGGACGCTTGGATCATTCGGCCGTATGGGCCAGGAATATCATCCGAAATGGCCACCGGAGAATAAGGGATGACCCTCCCCTTCGACTGGCTTATCGGCGGCCCCCCGATCGCAACGCCTGTCGTACCAGGTGGTGAGCCGCCCTATAACCCGACCTTCCAATCGGGCGATGTGCAGTACGCGGGGCCTAATAACACCTTCGCCGGGAGCATCAATTTCATCTATGGGGAGGCGCTCCCGCAGCCGGAAGGCGGCACGGGTCCCGGTTTGATCTTGGGAAGTGGGCCGGGCGTCACATTTTTCGTCACCACCGATCAGGCGTACACAGTTTCGGATCCTGGGAATGAACTCATCATCGCTGCAGGCGAGACGCAGTCTGGCTCGAGCCAGCCAGGGGGCGAGCTCTTTTTACTAGGAGGCGCCTCAGCCCTTGGCATGGGTGGCTTGATGCAGGTCCAAGGTGGCACTTCCGCGAGTGGCCCAGGAGGGGATGCGGTCTTCCAAGGCGGTAACTCGACGGGCGGAATCCCGGGGGACGCCTTTATCACCGGAGGCCAGAACGGCACTCAAGGGGCCAACGTTCATTTGGTGATGACTGAGATCAACAATATCGCGGGCGTCGTCAGAATTCGCGTTAACTCCACGCCCCTGATAGACTTTTTCGCTGACGGCTCCGTGTATCTCTACGGAGGCGGGGGTTTCGGTACAGCAGGGCAGCACTTAACTTCACAGGGTCCGGGGCAGCCGGTGATTTGGGCATGAAGAAGATAAAAGTCGGGCCGGCCGTAAAAGGAGACGTGGGTTTTCAGCACGGTATCGAAGTTGATGTGTCGGATGAATTTTCTAATTGGATGAAAGGCGGATGTCGCGCGCCAATGAATGAATCACTCCGCTTGGAAATGAAAGAAATTCAGAAAAAGATCAATGCAAGCCGAGACGTTCCAGTGTGGAACATATGAGCGTCGAAAAAGCACTTCGCATCGCGCGAGAGAGTGGCGGACTCAACGCTTTACATGTGCCACATCTCAGACCTAAGAAAATACGCGAGCCGCGCGCTGAGAAGTTCGTCAAGCATTTGAATGCTGAGCACACGGGCCCTATTCACTCAACCGTCGCCGGCCGCACAGATCACTTGCCGATGCACGTACCAAGCGGCTCTTACGTGCTGCCAGCCGACATTATCAGCGCGGCCGGTGAGGGCAACACAATGGCGGGCTTCGCTCATGCAAAAAGAGTCTTTGGAGGCATGCCGCGTGGAGGCGGCGAGCAGCCCTATAACCACGAAGGGGGTCCATATGGCATGGCGAGTGGTGGTAAATCCGATGGTGTGCCCATTGTCGCTGCGGGTGGGGAATACGTCGTCGCTCCGCATCACGTGCGAGCAGTGGGTGGTGGAGACCTTGATATGGGACACAAGGTGCTCGATGAGTTCGTCAAGCGAAAGCGGGCTGAATTGGTGAAGACTCTGAAAAAGTTGCCAGGACCGAAGAAGGATTAGGGAGATGCTCAACTATACGATGACTTCAGACCCTGCAGATGGTGAAGTCGTCAGATTGGTCAGAATGGCGCACACGCAAGACGGCGAACCGCTCTACGTCATTCACGTGCCCAGATGGATGTCGCGCGGCGCTGCTGAAGACGAAGAAATCAGGCGTAAGGTGGCCGACGCCGTTACTGCGATTCTGCGTGAATATCCTCTCTATGCGTCGATCAACTGAATATGCCAGATGATCTCACCATCCGCCTCGCAACTACCGATGACCTCGATGAGGTTATGCGGCTGGCGGTGACTGCGTGTGAGGAAAATGGGTTTATCAATGCCTCGGTTGCAGCACTGGCCAAAGAGATCTATCCAGCGCTGGTACAAGACCATGGCCTATGCCCGGTTATCGGGCCACCAAATGGCGAGATCCAGGGATTAGCCTTATTGCGCATCGGTTCTATGTGGTACGCGCCAGATACGACGGTGCTAGAGGAAAAGGCGATCTTTGTGTATCCACAGTACCGATCGGCGAAGGGCGGCCGCGCGACGAGATTGTGCGAATATACGAAAAAGGTCGCAGATACACTTTCCATTCCACTCATCATCGGTGTGCTCAGCAATACGCGCACCGCGGGAAAGGTTCGCATGTATACGAGAATTTTTGGAGAGCCTGCGGGAGCTTTTTTTCTATATGGCGCTCGGGCTGTGCCTGGGCATGAGGTGGGGGCGTGAGAAAAAAGAGGAGAAAGACGAAGGAGATCCGCGATCCCAAGATTTGCATAACATGCAATGTAGAGAAACCGCTCAGTGATTTCCCGATAAACAAAAAGATGGGAGACGGCCATCTCAACAGATGTAAGCCATGTGAATATGCCCGCGTGAAGGAGTGGCGCGAGGCTAATCCAGAGCGTGTTAAATATCTACAGGATAAGTGGCGCGAAGAAAATCCAGAGCAGTTCAAGGCACATTTACGCAAATATTACGTGACTCATCTGGATAGTTATTTGGCTAAGACAGCCGCACGATATGAAAAAAATATCGAAAAGAGACGCGCTCAAGGCAGAGAGTACTCCCGTAATAATCCTTCATACAGAAATAAGAAAAATGCGACACGTAGAGCCGCATATGTTCTCGCTGTGCCTAAGTGGTTAACGCCAATCCAGTGGGCGCAAATAGAAGAATTCTACGAAATCGCTCGCGCGAGGACGATGCAAACCGGAGTGAAATATCATGTGGATCATATCGTTCCTCTGAGAGCAAACAATGCGTGCGGTCTACATGTACCGTGGAACTTGCAAGTGTTGGAAGGTCGGGAAAACAACCGAAAATTCAACAAAGTGATGGAGATGTAGCGTGGGAGGAAAAACTGCCCAATCGACGCAGCAAGTTTCCATACCTCCCCAGGTATTGGCACAATATTCTGCGGTAAATTCCGAAGCGCAAGCCGCTGGAAGCAAGCCGTTTCAATATTACGGGGGCGAATTTGTTGCCCCGGTCAATAGTACGCAGCAGGCTGGAATTTCCGCAACTGGCCAATACTCGCAGGAGGCCCAGCCCTATTATTCTGCGGCAGCCTCGGGTTTAACTGGGGCACAAGCTGCAACCAATCCTGCAAACAACGCCGCTCTTGGACTCGCTGGCGCTTCATCTGAGCAAGTCAACGCGCAGCAAATCGGTCCTCAGCAAATATCGCAGTTCGAGAATCCGTATCTTGGACAAGTCCTTGGGTCGACGTCTGCCCTACTGAATCAAAATAATCAGCAACAGCAGTCTGGCGCGTTGGGTACTGCGATTCAATCGGGCGCATTCGGTGGAGATCGTACCGGTATTGCTGCTGCTAACTTAGAACAGCAACAGAATCTAGCTAACGCGAATATTTATAGCGGAATTGCGTCGAATGCGTTTAACACTGCACTCGGCGCAGCTCAGCAGCAACAGGGCGTCAATCTTGGCGCTTCACAAGCAAATCGCGCAGCGCTTGGCGCGGCTGGTCAGGAGATAGCTGGCATTGGGTCAACTGCATATGGAGAAGGAGCAAATACCGCTAGCGAATTGGGGGCGCTCGGTAGTGGAGCGCAAAACTCCGCCCTGTCTGGCGCGCAAGCGCAGATCGGCGCAGGCACGTTAGAGCAGCAGACGCAACAGGCATCCGATACGGCGTTATACAACCAATTCTTGCAGGCCCAGTCATATCCTTTTCAGGTCGCAGGCTTTGAGGCCGGGGTGGCCGAAGGGACAGGTGCTCTTTCGGGGAGTACCACGACCACACAACAACCGGGAGGTTTTTTCTCTGATCGTCGTTTGAAGCACGACATCAAAAAAATCGGCAAAACATACGACGGCCAAACGATCTACTCCTACAAGATGCACGGTGATGCTCGCACGCACATTGGCTTGATGGCTCAGGACGTCGAGAAAAAGCATCCTGAATCTGTCGGCCTCGCTGGCGGCTACAAGTTCGTCGACTACGGCGCGGCGACGGAAGATGCTGCAAACCGCGGTCACTTCTACGCGGGCGGTGTTGTGCCCATTCGCAAAGGGCTCGCGGTGGGCGGGATGCCTTACTCGGTGGATCCTTCCTTGATGGGCGCGGGTTTGAACGGAGGGCAAACGCAACTTGGCATCCCGACCGCCTCAGGGCGCTCAATCGCAAATAGCGCGATCGCGGGCGCTGCGGCACCTACGCCCGGGACGAGTGGCATGGGTGGCTTAGTCGGCCTTGCAAACGGATCTGGCGTCATGCCGGGTGCGCGCCCTGTGACGCGCGCTTCGGGCGGCCGAGCGCACTATGACGGCGGCGGCTATGCGGGCCCTTACGGGGATTTGAGTTCGATCCTGGCGACCCAGGAGAACATGTATGCCCCCAATCAAACGAAGAATCGCAACATCCCATCGCAGCCCGCGCAAAGCCACCAGTTAGCGGTGGCCTCCGGGAGCCCGACGCCGCCTCCTTCGGGGGCATCGAACGTGCAAACCTCAATCGGTTTGGGGAAGGATCTCTATGGCCTGGGGAATAAGGGCTATAGCATGTACCAAAATAGCGAACTCACCCCCGTACAGATAAGCCCAAATGCGGTGACGATGCCTGTCCCCGATGCAGGGGCTTCTTCGCCCGTAGCCGCCCCCTCCTCTGGCCTCGCGGGAGGGGCTGAGGCTGGCGCTTCTGCCCCGACCGCAGGATTAGCAGGCGCTGATGCGGCCGCCGCCCCTGCGGCAACTGATGCGGCCGCAAGTGCTATCCCGGTGGCGGCCGATGCTGCAGGATCCGCAGCTGCGGGCGCCGCTGGCTCTGCGGCCGTGGGAGCTGCCGGCGATGCGGCGGCAACGGAAGCGGCGGCACTTGCCGCAGAGTACGCGGCGGCAGATGCGGGGATCGCGGTTCTCGCCGCCAAGCGCGGCGGTCGAATCAAGCGCGCAGGATTAGATGCGGGCGGTGTTCCCTATGAGGCGGTCCCTGGAGGTGATCCATACTCATCCCCCGCTGGCCAGATGGACATCCCGGATGTTCAAGGCGCGGATAAGCTCCAAACCGCAGGGCCCTTAAAGAAGCAGCCCACGGGCCTTCAAGATGCGCTCCAGATGGGCAACATCATGGATTTAGGGAGCAATATCGGCACCGTGTTTAGCAACCAAGGGATTGGCTCGAAGCGCGGTGGGCGCATCCATAAGCAGGATGCCGGCGAGGTTGACGGCTCCGATGTGCTACCTGAGATCGAAGTCGATGCCGAGCGCCCAGATCCCGAGGAGCAAGGCCCTCCGGCGGGGCTCGCAGGCGCCTCCGCGAATGGCGATCTCTCGCCCGTAGCGATTGACTCCTCTGATACGAAGCTCGCCGCGCCTAAACGCTCCGGGCTCTCGGCCGTTGGGGACTTCTGGGATCGGAACAAGACTGACATTATCCCGGCGCTCGAGGGCTTGGCGGCGATGGGGACGGCCCCGACGCGGCACTTAGGAGTGGCGCTCGCGGCTGGGCTTGGCGCCGGGGCACAGTCGTACTTTCCCACCCAGCAGGCCCAAGCGAACCTCACTGCAACGAATCAGCAGAATCAATTGCAGAAGCTCTACCTTCAGTCAATGCAGAGCGCCGGGGGTCAAGGGGCTAGTGGCTCCTCCTCTCCCCGTGCTCAGCCTGCGGCTAGCCAATCTCCTGCAGATCCGAATGCACTCCCAGCTTACTACCAGCGCAAGTACGCCGTGCCGCCCATGACGCAGGATGAGGCGGCACAGCTAGAGAATGCGCAGCGCTTCGCAAAGATAAACCCCGGACTCGCGCAAAGCGTTCAGACGGGGATCACGAATCGCATCCAAAATCAGCAGTTTGCCAACACCAAGGCCGCGCAGCTTGAGCATGATCAAAACTATACGGTCGCCACCGCGCCGTCGGGTAACTTCAATCTGCTGAAGCAGGTTGACCCCTTGGTGGCGGGGAACATAGCCAAGTCATTGGGCTTCGATCCCTCAAGTACCCAAGCCCAAGTACCACCATCCGCCGACAATGCGGCCAAGATTGCGGCGACTAAAAAAGTGAATGCGATTCAGCAATGGACCGGAGATACATACAAGGATGAGGGCGGAACGTTCAGAAATGAGCGCACCACGAAGCCCGCGATTGGGGACGCGGCGGCGACTTTGACGCCTGAGCAGCAATCTCAGCGCCAAATCGAATTGGCCAAGCCCGTGACATATGGGGCGCTACTTCCGCAGCCCCTACGTAACGCCATAGGGCCTTCTCAGGGCGGCTCCGCGCCATCCCCCACTCAGGCGCCAGCGCTAGCTGCACCTCCTGTCCGTCGCCCTCTGGCTCGGCCAGGGGCAGCGCCGGCAGCAGCAGATGGACCCCAGGCCCCCGTTCAACCAGATCGTCTGCCGGGCGTAGATATCAATTCGATTCCAAAACTTCCTGGGCCACCTCCCGTAACGGATCAGGTATCTAAGGGCAATGCGGAGAATATTCTTTCTGCAAACAACAAAATCAAAAATGACGCACTTGATTCGTACAACGATCAGGTCAAAGCGGCGGCGCGCAACACGGCGCTCTACTCCCAACTCGATAAGAAGCTCGCGGTAGCTGACCCAAAGGCGTTTGGCCCCACCTCAAACTACTACAAGGCATACCAGGGACTTGTCACGGCGCTCCAGGGAGGGGATTCGCCAAGTGGTCTCGTGAATCAGGCCGAAGTCGATAAGTATCTAACGATGCTGGGGGTGGGGCGATCCAAGCAATTACTGGGGGCTGATCAGCAACTGCGCCAGCAAGAAATGCTCACCCTCATGCAGCATGCTAATCCGAACATGAATCAGCCATTGGCCGCAGTCAAGGCTTTAGTGGCGTACGGCAAAGCGAATAATGAGTTTGACCTTAAAGGTGGCAATACCGCTATCGATGCGATCACGAGCGGCGCTAATCCGAGGCAGGTATCTGGCGTCATTGATGCGCGCCGGTCTGATTACATACAGCAGGCACTCGGTAATACGCCCGTGCGCACGGGGAAGGTCAACGGCAAGCCTGTTACGCAATACGCCGATGGGACGATCAGATAATGGCAATCGACCCCTCGCAAGTGCAATGGGATGATGAGTCACCGACCGCGGCGGCCGATACCTCGGCGCCTAAGATAGATGCGTCTCAGGTTAAGTGGGACGACGATGAGCAACCCTCATCTACGCCATTCCAAGACGCGTGGGGCGCCGTCAAGCATCAGGGTGCGCAGTTAGTCAAAGCGGGTGCAAATGCGGTAGCGGCGCTCCCGCTCATGGCCATGGACGCTGGCGTTGGCGCGCGCAATTTATTTGGCAAAGTGACCGGCGTTGGTGGTACAGACTACGAGTATCCATCCCAGACGTGGCACGAAGGGATGAATCAGATTTTCGGAGCGCCTCAGAACGCCGTAGAGAAAGTGAATGACGTGGTATTACCGATGATGCTAGGGGCTGCCTCGGCTTCATCGGAAGCGCCGTCCGCGATCCGCGCCATGATGGCTGGCCCGGCAGCTGCCGAACAAGCGCCTGCCAACTTTGTGCGTCCCGCCGACGCGCAGAAGCAAGTTCTCTCGCAGACGATCAAGAAAGGCCAAGACTTAGGCATGGTGATGCCTCCTCAGACGACAAATCCTGGTCCTCTTAATGCGACGGTTGAGACGATCGGGGGTAAAATCCAGACGGCGCAAGGTGCGTCAATCCATAACCAGCCAATCGCCAACGCCGTCGCTGCAAAGGAACTTGGCCTGAATCCAGACGCGCCCCTCACTCCAGGAGCGGTCAAGTCCGTCATTAGCGATGCGGGCAAAGGTTATGAAGCGCTTCGAAATGTTGGACAAATCACGACCGATCAGCCGTATCTAGATACGCTAGCCGATGTGTCATCAAAGGCCGCAGGGCCAGCAGCGTCTTTTCCAGGAAGCGCGCCATCGCCTCTGATCAAAGAAGCGGACACGATGCTTCAGCCCTCATTCGATGCGAGCCATGCGGTCGACAAGATCGCGCAGTTACGGGATGCCTCTAGCATGGCGTATCGCAATGGTGATACGCAGGTGGGAGCTGGCTACAGGCGCCTATCGAATGCACTGGAAGATCAGATAGATCGCGGTATATCCCAGAATCCGGATATTTCACCGTCGACTGTCGCGAATTTCAGAGCCTCTAGACAGTTGGCCGCGAAGGCTCACTCGGTGCTCGATGCGCTCAATCCATCCACGGGTGATGTGTCAATTCATTCGTTGGCGTCTTCGGAAGACCCGCTGAGCGGCGGACTGAAAACGCTCGCTGATTTCGGGCGCGCCGCTCCCAAAGCCACGCAGGATGTGGCGAAGATCGGTAGCCACGGGGTTAGCCACTTGGACACCCTCGGTACCATGCTTGCCGGAGGTCTCGGCGAACATGCCGCTGGCCCAGCGGGGATAGCGTTGGGTGCCGCGTATCCAGCTGCGCGATGGGGCGCCCGCGCTTACGCATTAGGGCCGGGACAGTCAGCGGCATTGCCCAAAATTGCTACGGGCGCGGGCTCACCGAAGATTGCTGGCGCAGCCGTGCAGGCGCTGGAACAGGGCGATTCAATCCAGCGAGCTCGGGGGGGCAAGGTCGACATCGACACCCTGGTAAACAGACTTATCAAGAGATGGCACGAGGCGAAGAGGGCGACCGATTCGCATACCAAAGCGCTCTTAAAGGAGCCAGATAGCGTGATTGTAAAAGCTCTCAACGTAGCGCAGGAGCACATTTAAATGGCTGTCGCGTGGTTGTTCGTATTGTACGTGTTGATTCTCTGTAATACGGCACGAGGACGCCGCTGATGGCCGACCCTTTGACGCCAAATAAGGGCTTCGACTTACCGCTAACAGGGGAATACGGGAACGCATGGGGCCCAGTTCTAAACCAAAATTTTACCGACATCGATACGGCAATCGCTGGCTTTACTAGCATCAGTGTGACAGGAGTGCCAAGCGGATCGTACCAGCTCTCACTCGCTCAGTATCTTCCGATGAACGTTCAATTCACCGGAACTCTTTCTGGGAATATTGTGTACGTCTTGCCTGCTGGCGTAACCGGTCTCTGGTGTATCTCGAATAACACGACTGGGGCGTTTTCTCTTTCCTGGGGAGTGAGCGGGGGCAATAATTTCGCTATCCCGCAAGGACAGAACTCACTCATTATCTCAAATGGATCTGCAGTCGGCGTTGCACAAACGTCCCTGTCTTCGGCCAATCCAAGCGCCCAAGTCGGACTTGCGCCGATCAATGGCACGGCCTCAACGTACATGACCTCTGATTCTGCGCCGCCTCTCAATCAGAATATCGCCCCCACATGGACCAACAATCATCAATTCAACGCAGCCGCTAGTTTTTTAGGGCTGATGGAATGCCACGATTCGCTAGTCATGGAAAGCGGGGCAACGCTTGATGGCACAGCAGGCACTGTGCTCGTTCCCACGCAGACAACTGGCAATAACACAACGATGAGCGCCTCTACCGCCTTTGTGCTCGCGCAGATTGCCGCGATCTTAGGCGCCTCTCCCGGCTTAGGGGGTGCCCCGACTGCGCCCACCGCTGCGGCAAGCACCAATAACACCCAGATCGCAACGACCGCTTTTGCCGTAGGGCCGGGACAAAATCTCGCAGGCAATGGATGGAAAGAGCTTCCCGGCGGATTCATAATCCAGTGGGGTATCAGCTCCTTCTCAAGTGGCGGCAGCTCGATCACGTTCTCTGCTGTCACCGGCAAAGCCTTCCCGAATAACGCCTTTATGGCCATTGCGAATGCCTATGGGTCGGCTGCGACGGCGTATGTGCAAAGCGTGACGACAACGACTCTGAGTGCGGTGAACGGTATTAGCGGTACGAATTCCTGGATTGCCTTCGGGAATTGAGGAGCACGATAGAGCCAAGAAGCAGTGTCAGGGCTTGACCACCACTTGCGCTAAGCTCAGGAGCGGCTTTCGCAAGAGGCGGATCAACCCACGCACCGGGCGTTGAATTTGACGCACTTGAGTGCGAGCACTCGGTGCTATTTTGGTTCACGAACTGGCACGACGGGACATTCCAATTCTGATAGTAGCTATCGCCAGAAGATGAAATTGTCTCGCCGAACATGGTATTGCCGCTCTCGCCTTGCATCACGATATCCCAAGCGGTGATGGCACCATTCGTGGTTGAGAAAGAAAATTGCGAGCTGAGCGCGATGTCATCGGCGTTTGAGAAGGCGTTCCCTAGATTGAAAGAGGTGGGCGTTACAATCTGATCGGCTTCATTTGGGGCCAAAGCTTCAGCGAGCACGACATCGCCGGAAATCGATACCGTACTGTTGGCAAACGCGCCACTGGCATAGTTGGTAGTCTCAGTCATCGGAGCGCCAGTGTAATCCCATGTCACTTGAGCGAATGTAGGGGTCGTGAGCAAAACAGCGAGCATTAGTACTTTCATTACCCTCTCCTATTGTGGTTGATCATCGGCGGCATCAACAGGAAAGCAGATCATACGAATCTCGCGCCATCGCATTCAGCGCAGGCACAGCGCTTTGGGCGGTACCTCGATCCTTCGCGCTCGATGCCAAGAAACACGGTGTGCCCGCATTCGAGGGTCGCGATGGCTCGTTCTGGGTACAACCTGCGGCTGGTCTCGTCAGGGCTCGTATTGGGAGTTACCTCGACGGAGACGACCTTTTTGCGCACGTGTCTGATCACTTCATTTCTCCGCTGGCTGCCCGATCAGACTGCGGCCGCGTCCCTTGCATTCGCCGCACGGTTGAGGACTGCCGTCGAGATAGCGCGCATCGCTTTCGCCGGAGCCGCCGCAAGCGTCACATGTGTCAATCTCCGTCTCTGGCGGATCGGGCGGCTGAAAGTTCATGGCTTTGCCTCTGTTTCAAAATCCAAGCATTCCAAAGTGCGCTCCATATTCGCCTCCGAGATCTAAACCCATCGTCAGCGGCTTTGGTCCCTTGATTGTGCCATCCTGGCGAATAACGGTCTCGTCATTCACTGGGACCATCTTGAAGCATGGCTTGCCTTGGTAGGTCACAAGAAACGATTCGCCATCGGCCCGGACTCGGAAGGCGTATTCGCCAGGAGCCGCGCGAAGCTGCATCATCGTGATCGTTTTCATTCGGACTTCTCTCGTGGTTTAGCCTGTGACATGCGGTACGCCTCGACCAAATCCATATAGTGATCGGTGCGCAAAAGGATCGCGTCGCGCAATGGGCCAGCTGGCATGGCCTTCGCCATTTCGACGAGCGTATCGACCTGATATTTGATAAAGGCTTCTGGAATCGCGGCGTTCATGGCTTCTCGGATGGCTTACGAGCGAATGCAGCGCGCTCGGCTGGACTATCGATAGTCATTGTCCGCCCGCAACATATAGGCCAACCGTTGCGGAGGCAGCGCGCAGCGTCAACCCTGTGCGACTGCCCGCACGTAACACACCAGACGATGCCGCGCTTGAGCTGCGGGACTTCCTTGACGATACTGCGATGTAGGCTCACGGCTTCTGCTCTGGGTCAGTTTGTGCCGTGTGATTGCCAAGCAGCGCCACGCAGCCACGCGAGTATCATCAGCGCTCGCACGTCGGCACGTTCAATGGGGAGCAAGCTAGGCGGCATGATCTCATCGACCTCGTTGCTTGCCCTCTCGAAGTAGGGGAAATGGCGGACGCCTTGGAGCGGATCATTCACTTCGATTGTCCTTCTGGATTGGCCTGAGAGCCCACGTATTCGCCCTTCACGTATTCAGGGACGGGCGCACCGATCATCTGATGCAGATCAGCGTCCATCGTGTTCTTGCCGGCCGTTTCCATCTTCTCATCCCACACGCCAGCTTCGCGCATCAGCTTTTCGACTGGACCCTGCGGCTGCTGGTTACGCTGGATAATGCACCACTTGGCCGCACCCCAACGCGGGTCGGCCATCCACATCCGCCACAGAGTCTCAATCTGGCTGTACGGCAATTCCTCGGCATCTGCGCAACCCCACGCAAAAATGTCATTACAGTTTACGCAGCATGCGACAAGATTTTGCACACGTTCCGGGCACTCTTTTTCCCAGTGAAGCGAATTGAGGAACACGACTTGATTCAGCAGCAAATGAGCGAGCGCGCCCTCGGACTCAAACTCTGGCGTAGACGGCCGATCCTTCCAATCCATCGTCCATTCGATGTCGGTTGGTTTTATGGTCCATTCGATATCGCTCATTGTTTCGCTCCGGGTTTGGCCGGTGGCGCATCCGGCAGGGGCATCCAGTGGGTTGGATCGACAAATAATTCCTCGCAATCTCGATCAACCCAGCCATTGGCGTAGTGACCAATCACCTGACAGTTTCGTCCGCTCTTCCACGGCTGCCACAGGAGGATCGCAATTCCTGTATGCGGTGCCGTCTCGATTGGCTGCCATCCATGCGGCATCTCTTCGATCATGTGCCGCACCATTGTCTCGGCCTGGTCAGCGCCGAAAAGATTCGTGCCAGAAGGCTGATGGCGCGCAGGAGGTTTGCCCCGCGCAGCGTTGTATTCGACGTTATAGAATGGCTTGAAGAGGATGCCTCCATCGGGTCCGAAGTTATCCGGCAGGCGCCATCCAAGGAAGCGATTCACCATGTGCTTAATTTGCTCATCGGTCATTTGCCATCTCCTGTGGGTTTGGCCTTAGAGCGTCGCGGCCCAGAGCCCTTGAGCTTTTGGCCTTCTGGCGAGATGACGAACCCGCTGGGGTCTACGTATACCTGCCCGTAGTCGCATAACTCGCCGTTGACTGTCACCGTGCGCGGTCCATCGACGTGAACGCCATGCGCCACTAGCCACGCATCGATAGCTATCGCGACCTCGTCGCCGGTCAATTCTATTGCGACACCAGGGCCATACTTCGTTCGGCCGTCACCGTATTTAATCTCCATGCTTGGCCTCGGATTTGTCAGCGTCATGATCTTGCTTTACCCAATCTAAGCACTCTGGGCACGTGCAAAGATCCGGGTCACAGCAAATCTCGTCACCTGGTCCAAAATATCCGCACATAGGATTCAATTGGCGTTTATGCCTTTCCGTGGGCGCGTAGTGCATGTGGATCATGTCGGGTCCTCCGCAGCGGAGTTGAACTCGTATGCCGATGATGTGTACACACCTTGATCTTCCGCAACCGCCGGATGGGAATCTCCCATCCTAAAAGCGGCCACGTCTCTCAACGCTGTCGGCACAGCGCGGCCTGTAATTAGCCCCTCAGGCGGCAGGGCACCGGTCCTCATTTGGATGCTTCGGATGTATTTTCGTAGCAGCCCTTCAAATATGCGGCCACGATGGCATCGATCACCCATTCGTGAGGATGAAATGGCTCGCTGTAGTAGCTATGCGGTTTCGCCCTAGCAAACTTCCGCGCTAACTCAACTGCTTCCTGTTTGGTCATGTCGGCTCCCGCTTTGAGACGGATGTATGTTCAGAGCATGCGATCGACGCAATAGCGTCAGCATTCCAGATGCAACCGCTCGCGCAGTCCCAACCGTAATACCAATTCATCTCCATCCGAGCCGACCACTGATATGGCGCAATCATGATGCCCGGATATTTAGCGGCTACCTTGGGCCATTGAATCGCATGCTCGTCCCAGCGCGCTCGAATACCAAACTCGCGCTGGAAGTCATCCAGGTCGCCGTGCGACACGAGCCAGAGCATGCTGTCGGGATTATGCAGCGTGACGACGTGGCGATATTTCAGGCGCTCGATCGCGAAACGCTCAGCCTTGCACCAGGCCGGCCAATCATCCTCACCATCAATCGACACCCAAAGCCCTTTTGGCTTCTCGAAGGCGCTCACATAACCATCCTCACGAGGTGTCCGCTGCTCTACCGAACGCGGCGATTCCAGCGGCTTATCCGACCAGTGTGATAATGTCGGCCATGCGATCCCAAGGGGTTGCAGATCAGCGCTCATTCTTGATTTCCTGGTGAAGTATCCGAGAAGCCCTCGCTGATGATTGCGGCCCACGCGGTAAGGATTTCCTCCTTTACGTCGTCGTCCACCGCGTCTAGCTCATCGCCGAGACCGCGCCGGTCGGAGATATCCGTCATGATGGCCTTCGCAATTTCAAGAGCGGTCATTGTTGATCTCCCTGTGAAGTAGAGGTATAGCGTTTGGCGTCTTCGAGCCATTCCAGCACGCTTTTCCCCAGGGTAATATCGTTACCCCACTCGTCGTAGCCATTTTCAAACATGGTCTTGTCGATTGCTGGTATGTGCTCGATCATCCAGCGTCCTTGCGCATCGGTGATGGGTACGACGTGGCTAAAACCATTGGCGCGAAACGGCTTGCCTTCGCCATCTACGATCATGTGGCGCTCACCACTGCCATGCGGCATTGAATATTCGTAGAACCCGACGCACCAATGGTCTCCAGGATCGGCGTCGCTCCATTTATGGGCGAGTACATAGTCGCCTTTTTTCATAGCGGGAATTTCCCGGTCTTGCGATTGTTGATGATATCGGCCACCAGATGACGCGCGGCCTTCATTCGCTCCTTGTACGTTCCCTCACTGAATTGGCCAGCGTGCCAACGCACGGCGTCATCCCTCCGGCACATCGGACACGGGATGTCCTCGTCGTTATCGTAGAGATTGCCCTGGCTGTCGCAGTTGTCTGCGTCCAGGACGCCTCCCATCGACGCACACCGAATCTGGATAGCGCGCACCAAACTCGTACCCCTGGTAGTTACACATTTCGTTCGACCTGAGATGCGATCCAGTCTTGAACAGCCTGGGCCGCTTCCATGTAGCTCTCGGTCGGCCGCATGTCGTTCTCCTGTCCTGGTCGATAGGCTCGCCAGATGCGGTCCCGGAGCGCTCTGGGCAGCCTGAACCAGTGCTGAGAGCACCCCCACATGGCAGGAGGCACCTGCTTGCCACAGCCGGGCCAGTGGCACGTATGGCCGCGAGACTGTGGTTGCCGGCGAACGTAATCGGCTTTGGATTCAGTCATCTTAGTGGCTCCACGCGGCGGCGATTCCGGTCATAAGTTTTCCGGGTCATGGATGGGCTGATGTGTCCAGCCAAAAGATATGCGGCATCGAAACTCGCATTGTCAGAAATATTCTTCGCGCGAATGTCATGAAAATGCGGAGCGTCCTGGCATCCGTAACGATTGAAATCCCCTCGTTTTAAAGAGGATTCCCATACTACGCGCCAAGTAACCCCGAAAAGTCCAGAGGTAAAGCTTGCTCGCGCAACTGGTTGAGAGACGGTCAAATTTTCTGAAACTATTTGCATTTTGATGCTTCGGTTACCGGATGTTCACAGGCGTCACTCGCCTGATATTCAAAATGGATACGAGTAACGATCGAATCCGGCTTGCATCCATGGGTCGAGCAGAAAAAATTTATGAACTCCGAAGGCCATCGAAACACGGGATGTTCCGCGAATCCTTCCGCCTCAACCTCGGCGAATCCATAGTCGACATCGGCGACCATTGCATCCAGCGGCTCGCGGCGAACGCTGACCACTCGCAGCGGGCCACGTAGCGGCTCGATCTTCTCGCCTAGACGCAACCCCATGCATTTCTTGACCGGCCGGATTAGGTCGCCAGGCTTGAGTTTTAGCCATCCCGTGCGGCGCGTCACCGTCTTAGTGCCAGCTAGGATTTGGGCGGTTGTCAAAGCAAAACTCATGTTACGCACGATCAACTTTCCGGTTCAACTGTTGCTGCCGCCGCGCTCTGGGTCTTGATGCACCCACAAGACAATGCGCGGGTCAGAATCAAGCTTAGGACCGCAGGGGCAGAATTCGTGCAGGGAGTGCCGCACCGCCAGTCGTCCATCCTCAAGGACCGGAGCCACATGCAGTGCGAAATCTTCGTCACGAAATACACCCCATTGGCTCATGGCTTCGATGCCCGGTTCGCCTTGGAGCGCGTAGCCACGAATCGGTCTGGCGGCTGCACATAGATTTTTCGGCCTTTCGCGGTCGAATGAATCAGGACCTCCTGGTGGTCCGTCCTGATGATCAGCGTATAGAGCCGATCATCGTGACAAGCTCGGATCACCTCAAGCGGACCGAACTTGAATCCGTGCTGTGTCGTTTCATCCATGCTTGGCCTCGGTTTTCGCTTCGTAGCGCCTGCGTCGATTGCAAGCGATCCAGCCGGCCATATAGGCGAATCGCAGGTATTCCCACAGGCCGGTCGGCGTGTTCATAAATCTCCGCGCATGGACGACGTTCCTGCCAGCAAATACGTCAGCGCGGTCCCATAGACTGATGCGTTTGCGTTTCATTTCGTTTCCGCAGTGAGTACCGCATCGATCCGATCTGCGAGTGCATAGGGCGCCTCACCCATCCACGGGCGCACGTCGCGCAAGAGCTGCTCAAGCTGCGCAACCCTCTCCACCGCACACTCATGATGCTGCATGTTCTTGTAGCACCCGTCCCAGTGGGAAAGGGGCTGATCGTTTGAGGGCCGATCGCCGATATTAGCCATTGTCGTTTCCTTGGGGTTCCCGTGCGAAGTCGATCGGCCGGTCGCGCGGATCGTTGTCTCCTGCGGCTTCCTCGGCCTCGCGCTGCGCGATCTCCATGCCGGTGGGCTCTGGCGTTTCCGCTTCGTAGCCTATGGCCCCACGGGCGATATCCCGCATGTTCTCAAAATCCCCCTGCCACGTATCCCCGTACGGGATATCGGGGGCGCCGAACATTGCAATCTGCCGCAGCGCCGCCTCAAGCTGTGCGAGTTTCGCATCGAGCGCCCGGCGCACTTCGCCGTCGCTGCGCTGGATCTGCTCGAGCTGCGCAATGCGGTCCTGGGCGTCGCAGAGTCGTTGACAGGTATCGTGAAGGGCATCCTGTGTTTCGCTAAGTTCGTCACCGTCAGTAGTAGCTCGCAGCGTGCTGTCGTTTCCCGGCAGCAACTCGTCTATGCGATCGGTCACTCGGTCAAAGAATTCACCCACGTCGTCCGGGCCATCCAGCGTCACTGTATAGTCCAGCAAGTAACGAGCATCTTTCAGCGCTGCCTCAAGATGCGCAATGCGTTTGATGGCCGGATCGTATAGCTGATCCAGGCGGTCCCCCTTGGCTTTTTGGAATTCGTACCCCTCCCGCCAGGTTTTGCACGCTTTCTCAAGCCTGGCAAGCGCGCGCCGCTGGTTCTGCCGATTCCATGCCAGTGCATTGATCAAGTCGGCGCTATCGACCTCCTGACCTTTCTCCCACTGCTGGAGAATCGCCGCGTATTCGATGTGATCGTTACTGACCATGAGACTTCTCGGGGTTTTGCGGAGAGCGAACACTAAGGCTCGTCGGCTTTACGTAGGCGCGATATTTGATCCTCTCGCCTTTCAATGACGCCTGTGGCACGTCGGCTTCAATGCGCACACGCTTGCCGGTTTTGCTCACATTGATAACGATGGCTGGACACATCCCCCACCATGATCCGGTGTGCCACCATACTGCTTGGTCTGCCGAATAGGTCATGGTTGCTTCTCGGAGTTTTCCGGTGGCAAACATTCAACCCCTTGGGTAGTCAAACGCTTGTACTCGCTCTTTGAGTGAGCGCGACGGACTGGCGTTTCCGAAACTGACGCTTTAGGCGTCCAAGGGTGCGTACCCGGATGCAGCTCCTTGATCTGATCGCAGACGGCGCAGAGCGTGGAGACTGGCGTTTCCGAGGTAAGTCCGCGCTCTCTGGCGATCGCATCGGCCGTTTCATTGACGATCCGCGCGTGCATGGCTTCGGGCGTTTCCGCAGTGAGTCCGATCAGCGCTGCTAGGTCGTTTACATAGCCGTGATCCTTGCCAGGCCAGCTATCTCGACGCATCGCTACGATGAGCCGTGTTGCCCCCGCCTCGATCTGCGCGATGCGCGCCTGCGCTGTTTCATATTCGGTGGCCCAAACGAAGCGAGGCGCGACCCAGTAGGTGCCGGGGTCCGGTTTCATCTGCCCATCTTTAAGCACGAACTTCTCAGCCATGTTCATCCTTCGAGGCGTTTTGCAGTTCGAAGCCGGGGCGCAGCGCCAACACGGCACGCACGCGATCCTCGCGGCGAATGTCGGCCAATTGTTCCTTGCGGGCGTCACTATTGGGCGATCCCTGCGGTTTCGTTCGGAACGCTGGAAACGCATCGGCATACTCAATTAGCAATGCACGCATCTCCTCGATCAATTCGATATCCGTCATGGTCACGGCTATAAGTCCTTTGCAGATTGTGATGATGTCAGCATGCGCCATGCTCCAGCAGCCACGCTTGGAACCTGTCCGTTTCCAACGGAGTGAGTGCGGACCACCCGATGGGCCACATCATCATCCATTCGAGCACGGGCGTCGGCCATCTCCAACCAAAGTGCGAGACTATCTGGTGCGTTGAGTCCGTTGCAGAACGGCTCATTCGACGGTTGTCTAAATTGCCGCTCAGACCAGGGCCCCGGCGATCCCACGAAGCCGTCACGGTCGGCAACGATAAAGACCCTCTCACGCTTGTGTCGTGCTCCAGCATCGGCAGCGCTGAACACTCCCCACCGCGCATCCATCCCCATTTCGGCAAGGTCGGCGAGAACGCGGTCGAGTCCCCGAACAACGAGGTCTGCCGAGTTCTCCACGAACGCGTAACGCGACTGTACCTCACGGATGACCCTGGCCATTTCCAACCAAAGCCCGCTGCGCTCGCCGTCGAGTCCAGTTCTGGGACCTGCGCCGCTAACGTCCTGACAGGGAAATCCGCCAGAAACCACGTCAACACGTCCTCTCCAAGCTGCTCCGGAGAAGGTTCGTATGTCGTCCCAGATCGGGAAAAGATCGAGAGAACCATCGCATTGTCGGAGCTGTAGGACTGACCGGCAGAATTCGTTGATCTCCACTGCGCAGATAGTCCGCCATCCGATAAGGCGGCTCGCGAGTAGGCCACCACCAACTCCAGCGAAAAGTGCCAACTCATTCACGCTATCCCTCTTTTCCCGCAGCGATCGATCTAACCCGCGCCATCACCGAAATCGCTATCCCCGACACAAACAGAGCGATGAGGACGGGTAGCAATAAGAATACACAAACGATGACAGCCTGGAGCCAGATCCAAAAAGCGCGCATCACTGCACCCTGCGCATCTTTTTGAGGCGCAACACAGCGATATGGAATTGCACCGTGAGGATGGCGTTGTCTATCTTCAGCTCCTCGCATTCGGCTTCCCTAGCGGCAAGCTCTCGCACCGAGTCCGCGAGCAGATCCTCCAGTAATCGCTCTTTCGGCGTCATGGAATACCCTTCAAGCGCAGGATCTCCAAATCACGCGCATTCAATTCAGAAGTGAGTTCGGCGCGCATCTGGTTGAACCGATCATCGCAGTCAAGGTGGGATGATTCGACATCTTGGATCCACATCCCAAATGCGATTCCACCGATGAAGGTGACGCTGACGATGAGGTAAATCATGGGCTAATGACTCCACCGACTCGATGATCGTTCGCCTTACGCTGACGCTGCTTGGCGCTTACATGGGCGCTAATGACGCATCCGATGACCCAGAGAAAAAGCCAGACGGTCGCGCCTAGGCACATAATCGAAAAAGCGACTCTCGCCGCAGTCCATAGATGATTCATCGCACTACCATCCATATGATAATTGCAACGCAATAGACGATCCCGAACCAGCAAGCAATTGTCTCAAGGCGTGATGGAGTATCCATGACGAATATCCTACAGCCGGTTGCTTCGTAAAGTCAAGCTTTCTCTAGCGCCTTCTTTGCTGCGCGCGCTTTGCCAGAGGCAATGCCGCCCAAGGCGCCTGCCTTACGCTTTTTGACGCCGCGGCCGCTCTTGCCGCCTTTGGCCCCAATGCGCCGCATGTACTCGCTGACTTCTTTAGGGATTCTCATGCCTCTTCCCCGAAACCCATACGGGCCATGGTCCAGGCGTACCAAAGACGCGTCCTGAAACTCACGCGAACGCGCCCGGCAAAGCGCCAGGAATTAATGAATCGATGGATCATATCGTCGCCCCTTCTCCTAGTTTCGCTTTACGCTCGTCATAGGCCCTTTTGAAGCGCCCGCGCTTATCATCATCTTTGGTTGACTTGTACGCTGACTCAAACGCGGACTTGAGGGAATCGAGGCTGTCGGCGGATTCGAGGGCTTTGATGTGGCGCGCGGTGTCGTCAACGATTGCGCCGCCGGCCGCCCATATCGCGATCTTTTTGCCTGATTCCTCGTCGATTGGTTGATCGAGCGGGAACATAGGTCTGTGCTGCGCTTGTAGCTTCACTGGCTTTGGCATTCCGGGAGCGTCGGCAGTTAAGAGAAAAGACGCAGTCAATTCGAAGGGTAGATTTTTTTCGCATATTAAAGACCACCCATCCAAACCAGTGCGAGTTACCTTTGGCACGATAACCATCTTGCCTGTCTTTTCATCACGCACCATCTCGCTTTTCTCTTCTGCACGAAATCCTAGAAGCAAATGAGCGCGCGATTGTAACAACCGTTGGACCATTTTCTTGTGCGACATCTTGGGTTTAATCCACGCCGCCATCTTGCACGCTTCGCGCTTCTTCCAATCATCGCCGGCCATGCGATCGAGCTCGGCTTCCTGCATCTCAAGAACGCCACCTTCGGATGCCCATACATGCGACATGGAATCCACTATGATGCAGGGATAGTGAGCGCCCTCCGCGGCACGAATCGCTTCAGTATATGCTTCTGGTGTGAAAGGTGGTTTCAGATCCCCAACGTCGAATCTAAACATGTCGCTATAATGGCGACTGCGGCCCGCTTCCGTATCGATGACAGCGAAGGGCTTCTCGCCGCAGATCCCTGTAGCCATACGCATCAAGCTCATCGTCTTGCCAGCCCCGGTTCCACCGGCCACTCCGATAATGAGTCCAGTTTGCTCGCGAATCGCTGGCTTGAACTGGAACACGTCACTCTCCGATTTCAGCGATCACGACTTCCTCAACTGGATGCTGAAGCCGTTCAGCCGCAGCTCGCGCCATGGCCTCGTCGGTCCATCCGTTGCAGTAAGACCAACGATTGAGATTGGAATCCCACTTATATACGTAGAACATATCTGTCCCATCGCAGGAATTTTGACCTTTGCGGATTTGTAATTTCATTTACCAGTCTCCCGTGTGAGTATCGAGGTCGGCTAACTGATAGGCGGTCGGCTCTGCGTAGCAGATACTCGTCGGATATGCAGGCCATCGGTTATCGCGCATGCAGCGCTGCCACATACTGAGCGCTCGCTCAACTTTGAGCCGCGCCACTTCTTTGTACGCGTTTGATAAGCTAATGAGCGAGCACGAATAGGGCTCAGTAATTTCCTGGGCCAATAGGATAAATTCAGTTTGATGGCCAAGCGCCGCCATCCCGCGCGAATACCAAGACGCCTGGACGTCATAGCCCATGCGCGGTATTTGCCTGATGAACACTTCCGGGTTCGCCGAGTCGGTTGTTTTGTAGTCGAGGCACACGCGTAGATCGGCGCTCAAGAGGTCCGGCCGCGCCTTGCACCACGTTTCCCCTTCCTGCCATACGACAGACCGCTCAGCGGCACCAGTCTCCAGGATGCCCGCAAGCTCCGTTTCATTCAGGTACGCCTCTGCATGCGTCACCATCTTTTTCACCGCGACGAACTTGGGTTCTAGGATCGCGTATTTGCCTTGCGCATGCGCATCATCTCTAGCCTGTTTTGCCGCGTTCGTGCGCCAGTCGTTGGCTTGCACGATGACGATTTTGCTCTCATCGCGCTCGAGGAAAATCGCGTGGGCGATGCTTCCGATATCGGCACGCGAATCGGTTTCTCGTTGATAGTTTGGATTTAGGCGCGAGTGATTCATCCATCCGTGCAAAGGACTTTGCTGCAGCAAAATATTTAGGATGCTGGACGATAAACTCGGCGTGGGAGCCGGATCGCTATGATAGGTATCGGCGTCGAACGAATAGATACCTGGCTTTAGATTAACGATGCCGCTCACGCTCTTTCTCCTTCTTGTTCAAAACCTGCCGCCGCATGGCTTCGATCTCGTCGCGGTCGAACGGGCACTTACCGTTGATGTGAAGCTTCAACTCAAAGCCGCATTCGCAAACGTTCTCAGTGATGCGGTTCCAGAGGTAGCTACTCATTGCCGTATTTCTTTGAATAATACTCTCGGCACTTGTCTTGAATCTGATTCAATAGAACTACGCCGATGAGTGCTTGCGTCCAATCGATTTTAAACAGCCATACACACAACCACGCGAGTCCAACCGAAATACCTAATATTAGGTATGCAGCAAGCGTGGTTACGGCAATTTCTTTCATAGCTGGCTGTTGACTCTTTTCGCGAACGGTTTATAGTGAAGCATACCAAGCGGCTAAAGTAAATAGCGGGTTGCTAACTTGATACACATTGGAATCGATCCGGGATTGACGGGTGGAATCGGCGCCATCGACGATCAAGCGAACCTCATTCTTTGCGCAGACCTTCCTGTGATAAAGCATGGGAAACTCGCCTGGATCGATGCAAACGATTTGACTGACCTTTTGATGTCAGCTCGCCAAGGGCGCGCAGCTCGCATCATCATTGAGCGCTCTCAGCCCATGCCGGGCCAAGGCGTCTCATCGACCTTTTGCATTGGGGTGGTGCTAGGCTCCATTCTCGCCGCCTGCCAGCGGATTGCCGTGCCTTTGGATCTAGTGAGTGCCGCAGCCTGGAAAAACGCGATGGGGCTTGACTCGCAGAAATCCACGTCCCTTGATCGCGCGCGGCTTTTATTTCCTACGGCCGAATTGGATCGCAAGAAAGACCATAATCGCGCCGAAAGTTTGTTGCTTTGCGAGTTCTCACGCCGCCAGTGGGCTGGGAAAGAGGCAGCATGAATCGCATCGAAAAAAGAGCGCTCATAGATAGGGGTATTTGCTACCAGTGCGGCGGTCCGTTAGAGGATTTCTGTGGCACAAAGGCATGTCACAATTGCCGCATAACTCCCGACGCGCCAACCGATGAAGAATTGGTCGCGCGCGCGCAGTTCTGGAAAGATTGGAAAATAAGGAATAGCGCATGAGGGGCTACGGCTCGAAAAAGGTGCCCAAGGGCGCGAGCACGCGAAACTTTGCGCTCTTGAGTGCATCCGATCAAAAGGATAGCGTGCGCAAACTCAAGGCGTCTGGCCTGACAAATGCGGCTATCGCTCAGTTGAGCGGGCTAAGTGTGCAAGAGGTGGATGATATGCTGCCCTTTGGCCTCGCCGCGCCAAAACGCGAAGGCACGACCGTTTGCCGATATTGCTATTTCACGCCGGATAAATGCATTTGCGATGGAGAGAAGACAATATGAGGACATTCACCCCTATCTGCGAGTACCACGTTGACGGTTACCCAGAGGCCAAAATGATTGAGGCCCCTAACGGCGCCTACGTGCTTAAGTCTGCCTATGATCGTTTGGCTGTTGCGCTGAGATATATCCGCGACGGAGCCTACGGTGAGTTCTATGTGGAAGGCCGCGGCGATGTACTGGAGCAGTACTGTGAGGAAGCACTACAGGAGAAAAGCGAATGAAAATCGCCGACGACAAACAGAAGCACGTTCCCCTCCATCCGATTGAGTTTGCGACTCTTCCCCAAATCACTAATACGGTGCGCGTCGTGCTGGACATCGAAGTCCACCAATCGCATTGGATGGCGGGAAGCAATATTCGTCGCTTTACCTGCATAAGAGAAGTGCCGCCAGAGGCCGTGGGGTGTTCCAGGCTCTTTGCGTGTGGTATCGAATTGCCGCTCTTTTTTGACGCGATTGATAGCGTGTGGCGAGCGAAAAAAAGAATCGAATTATCTTACGGCGTCTACTACCACGCACCGAAAATACTGGAGCACCTGACCAAAGCTCCATGGCATGAGGAACCTTATATATGAAAATCACCGATGACGAACGTGAAGCCGCCTACGAGTTGAAGTGGATGATCGATGAGATACTGCGCGAGCGTGAGCGTGCTGTTCTATTCCGAGAAGTGTTCGTCCAGCAACTCGCCAAGGGGCACGGGCACATGCTCGCTGTTCAAGCGGCACGAGATGCTATTGCTGCCATGGAAAGCGCCTTTGCACCCATCTGTGAGGCATGCCGTGAAGAAAACGCCGTCACGCAGCAAAAAGCCAACTAAGCGCAAAGCACCGACAACGGCGCAGATGGTCGGCCGCATCCCAAAGTGGCTGCTGGGCTTTGAGCAGCGCATCAATGAGCGGCTGAAATCGTATCAACTGCAGCTCGATCTGATTCACAACCGACTGAATGTGATGCTGAATAGCTCAAAGGAAGCGCGCGAGGACAACTTGGCGACGCTGCCGGCGATCCGCGAGGCGGTCCATGATTGTGTCCAGCTCATGCACCTCTACCAGACGCATTTTGACGAATTGACTGCACGGCTTGCGCTCGATAAGCCGATTGAGCGCCTAATGGTCAATCCAAAGCCGCGGGAGGCCATGTCGACGTATGCGCCGCGCTGCGCCGACACGCGCAAGCCCGAAGGTGTGCCGGAAACGACACAGTGGCAAACGATGCGGGCGCCATTTGATCCTGAGAAATTCGCCGCGGATGCGCTCAATCGCGCATTCTCACCCTCGGCGCCATGCTCATTCGCGCACCTTCATCGCCATGGAATCAAATGCGCCGTGTGCGAGGTGACGCCGTGAGTGCGTGGCGTCGAACTACAATCGACGGACATGTGCTCGAGTTCAAGATGGATTTGGCAAGCGCGGAGATGCGTGACGCAATTCTAGATTTTTGCGCATGGGCGGAAGGATCGCTTCCCATGCCAGTTCACCCTTCCGTTGCGCGCCTCATGCTCCTTGGGCGCGAGATCAATGCGGTACCGCGTCATGCCAATACCTGCTCGAATCAGAACGCCCTGCACCCGTGGGGTGCCTACATGGATGCGAAGAAGTGCGGATGCTTCACCCCGAAGCCGTGAAAAACGAACCACAACGCTCCACAAACGACGATCTCATTGCGGCCCTCGCAACCTACGCCCGTGGCCTAAAAGCCGCCCTTGAGGCTTATGCGGAGCACCGTGAGGATTGCGCGTGGCATGAGTATTATCCGTGTACGTGTGGGCTTGAGAGGCATTTGGCGTAAAGGCGGCAACGGTGGAGGCGCGCTTGGATGGCCCCTTCATCCGCGAAGAGTAGGCTTGCCGGCTGCCTGGTCCCAGTCGTACACCGCTACGACTTCCTCGTCAGCGTCTTCTACTCTGGCGACTTCAGGGACATATGTCGGCCGCAGCGCGAAGGACTTCAGGCGCTTGCGCGCATAGTAAAGGGGCGAGGCGTAGGAGGCTCTCTGCAAGGTCTCCATGCCGGACAGTTCCGTATCGGTGCGGAAGTACTCTGCGATCACTGTATATGGCCCCTTCATAGACCCGCCTTTGCGAGCGCTGCGCGCAGGTGCAGTACAAGTTTGTCGGTTGCGTGAATTGCGCCAGTGTTGTCTAGCCATCGTACGACGTCGCGCAGTGCTTCGGCCATCTCGAACGCAGCGGCAAGTATTTTCGCGGTTTCCTCAGCTTCCGGCACGCTGTCAGACGCATTGACGTGGGCGATAACAAGGCCGTCTTTGGCGATTGAGATGACCTTGCGTAGCGGATAGGCTTCGGTATCGAAGCGATTGGAAATTATGACGCCACTCATCGCACATCCTCCGCAACATACTTAGAGCGCTTGGTGGGGACTTTCTGCCAGCGCTGCAGGCGGTTGGACTTCGCGCGGCGCTTGGCACGGATTTGACGCTTGGTGAATTTCATTGCTCGTGACCTCTGGTTGGTTGATCGACGGTGCCATTAGATACCAAGCCGCTTGCTGTGTCAATAGGCCGATGCGATTTATTTTGAGCCACGCGACATAATTCTTGCAAATATTACCAATTGGTGCGATCATTTTACAATGATAGAAGATAGAAAATGGCTGCGTGGCGTCATTGGCCGGCCACTAGCTGAAGTTGAAAGGGAGATCATCGAGGCGACGTTGCTGGCTTTTTGGGGCGATAAGCGGCGAACTGCCGAGATCCTTGGGATATCCCTCAAAACGCTGTATAACAAACTGAACGCCTACAAACGCGCCGCTTGAAGTGGCCGCCACAATCCAGACGCCAGACTCCTGGCGCGAGTATGCGGACCTTCCGCCCGAAGGAAAGGCAAATGGCGCTATTGAGCGTGCTGCGCAGCCGATTGTGCTGCGGCCAATTCATGAAATTGTGGCCGAGCAGCGCGAGCCGCAATGGCTGATCCATAAAATCATTGAGCGTGACGTGCTAGCGGTTCTCGCTGGCCCGCGGGGCACATTCAAAAGCTTTGTGGCGCTCGATTGGGCGATGCGCATGGCGCTGGATGGTCATCCTGGAGTCATGCTCTCAGGGGAAGGTGGGGGACTTGATCGGCGTGTGGCGGCCTGGATGATTCAACATCGGCCTGATTATGATCTGTCGCAAATCCCGTTGATTGCCCTCGAGCGCGCCGTCAATCTCACGGTCGCGGTTCAGATGGGCCACTTATCCGAAGCCATCCATGCATTACCCAATGAGCAGCGGCCGGCCTTCATCGTCATCGACACCTTGTCCAAATTCTCAGCGGGCCTCGATGAGAACGACAATGGCCAGGTCGCGGCATTCTTGGGCGCCCTCACGCACGAGCTGCGCGAGGAGTTCAAATGCACTGTGCTTCTCGTCGCCCATTCAGGGCACGGGGATGCCAAGCGGCCACGCGGCGCAAGCGCCCTGATGTGCAACCCAGATGTCGAGTACATCGTCACGCGCCCGGATCCCACCGCCATGACGGTGAGCGTGAGCCGCGAGCGATTCAAGGACACCGCATCGCTTCCACCTCTGGGATACGAGGCGAATGTGATCGATTTGGGACGCCAGGATAGCTATGGTGAGCCAGTCACCTCGCTCGCCCTCATTGCGGGCGATGCGCCCGTGACGGCGATGTCGAAGTACCGAGGGCGCAATCAAGACAAGCTAGCCATCGCACTCAAGGAGTGGCACCGCAGCAATCCTGATGCGCTCCTCATCAGCAGCATCGACTTGGATGCCATTTTGAAGACCCAGAAGTTCGACCGCAAGCGCCGGCGCGAGGTGTTAGATGCGTTCGTTAATGCCCGCATTTTAAGCCACGCAACGGGCGGTTATACCTTCCATCCCGATTATCTCTAAAAACGTCCGAAAGCGTCCGAAACCTTCAGGAAGTGCCCCGGTTAGCGTCCGAAAGTAAAAATGCGACATTTCGGACGCCTCAAATGCGACATGGTATTTTTCAAATTGACCAATCAGGCGCCTAGTAAGCCTGTCCGAATGTCCGAAAGCGTCCGAAACCTCACTTTCGGACGCAAGTGACAGTGTCCGAAACGTCCGAGGGGCCTAGTAAGGCCCTCGGTTCGGACGCACTTCGGACATTCGTTCGGACGCCGGAAAGTGGCCTATTTGAGATAATGATTTTACTATCGGCGCCTCATGCCACGGCAGACGCATCTTGTCGTCCCAATCCGGCCAGACATCAAAGCTGAGCTCGATCTTGAAGCGTGGCAGCTGCGGCTCACCCTTGCGGCTTACGTGCGCCAAATCTTGGAGCGCAGTCGCACGCCAGATGGCCGTGTCCGCGTCTGGGCGAAGATGCGCAAGCGCGGGCGGCCGAAGCGCAGTGCAACATGAACTGCTCTCATACTAAGCCGTTTGCCTACAGTAATAATCAACCATCGAGACACTCATGTATTCGTAACTCATTGATTAATAATGGTTGATGCAATGCAACTTCGCATAATATCCAGTAAGTTAAATGCGATTGATGGGTGATGCCGAGCTCGGGCGCGCGTGCTCGAGCCCATGGAATCGCACCATCCTGGCGTGAAACGGCCAGCTAATAGGTGGGCTCGATTTCGAGGTGGTGGGAGCCCCCTTTGGCGACGATTTGAGCCTCCTGGTACCGGGCCTGTGCGCCGCAACTACACAGCAAAGGTACCGCACTAGATGCCCTATCCTACCCCTTCCTATTGCTTCCTATGGGCATCCAGGCTATGGTTCGTGTCATGGCATCAGCGAGAAAGCAGGTTGTCACCTACGTGGATCCGATGACGCATGAGTGGTTGGCGACGCAGGCGAAGGAGCAGCACCGTTCGCTGTCGCAATTTCTCTCGTTGATGCTAAAGCGCTGGGCCGAGGGTGAGCGATCGAGGGCAACTGAAGGGGCGAGCAATGGGGACTAGAATCTATCGAGTCACGAACAAACACTCAGGCGATGTGCGGCGCTACGTGCGGGCGAATACCTTAAACGCCGCGGTGCGCTCATATGCCAACGAAGTGTTTGAAGCGGCGCCTGTGACGACCGATGAGCTTTATCAGGCGATGAATGCGGACGGGTTCGATGTGCTCGATGCCGTAAGCCCTGAGCAGTTGGCTCTAGGGGGGGCTCGAGCAATGAGTAAATCCGCATGAGCAACTCCGACTGGGTGCCGACAGCGAGGCTGCGATTCGTTAAGCGTGAGATTCCAGGCGTCGAGGGCGGCGTGCCCGCGTACACGCTTCGGATCTTGCAGCAATACTGGGCGCAGGATGTTCCTGGCTACATGCGCAAGAGCGCTGAAGGTGGCTGGCGCGACGTTGAGATTGAGGAAGAGACGGCGCCGTGAACGAGGAATTAACGTTAGCTAATCTAGCTCCTGGCGAACTGCAGTTCTCAGCCTCCTCTGGCGAAGCCGTGATTACTATCAAGCCCGACGGCGTGGTTCTCTGGCGCGGGCGCGAAATCGAAACTGACCAAGATTTTCGCTCAGCCATGATGGATCTTGCGAAGGAGATTTCTAGATGGAGCGGCCGGTGAACCCAACCCCGCAAGGCACCGTTATCCTATGCGCGGATGGGCATGAAGTCGCTGAGCTTCTGCGCGAGCTTCATTTGGGCGAACTGCATTGGACAGATGCGATCGGTCGCTGGCGCGACGGTCAATCGGTGCCGAAGTTGGGCGCTCCACAGCCGCTCCTTTGTCACTGCGGTGCGCCGTACTTCGAGCACGATGAGTTCCCGTATATGCGATGGCCAGAAGATGACCAAGAGAGCCGTCATGCGCTCGAATCTAGTTGTGATGAGTGCGCCATTGTGGACGGGGAATGCTTGAATTGCGGCTGGCTGCGCATCGACAACGCCGTGTTCGTGATCTATCCACCGATCCGCATCAGGGATGATGTGCAATGAGTATGCGCTGCCCGATGGATTGGGAGATTTACAGGCGTCCGGCTTGGACCGATCCATCGGATATGGGCGATCGCTGCAACGGGAATCTCATCATCCCGTCGCGCGAGATGTGCATTGTGTTCTCGAACGGCGAAGGCTGGGAGCACGTCTCAGTGAGCATCAAGGGCCGCTGCCCGACGTGGGACGAGATGGAGCTTGTGAAGCGCCGATTCTGGGACGATGACGACACCGTCATGCAATTGCACGTGCCGCCGAAGGATCATCGCAACTGCCACCCCCATTGCCTGCACCTCTGGCGCCCCACCGACCGGGAGATACCACGACCGCCAGGGATTTTCGTAGCGCCTGCAGAAGTTGCCTGATTTGCCTCCCACGCGCTAATCTTGCGCGCATGAGAATCAAGCGGCACTACTTCGAGAGCGGCAAGTTCGCCGGCCTTGTGATTTTCTGGCGAAACTACCGCTATCGCACCTACGTTCATCTCGTCACCAATTGGCACAATTACCCGAAGGACAAGCCGCGCTGGCTGACTTCTAAGCCATGGTGGCATAGGGGCGGCTTGATGCTGATCACCTCTCGTATCGAATGGGAGACGATTCTATGGGTCGGGTCGCCTGAGAGTTACGCAATCTCGCGCGGTGAGATCGCGGACAATCTCTACGCGAGTCGCCATGAGTGACGATCCTCCCGTAGTCACCGATATCACCGACGCTGTCCCGAGGCGTTCTCGGCGTCTTTCCGTCATGCCGACACTTCCCGGCATCAGTCCGCAAGAGCGCAAGGACCTGATGCAATTCATGAAGGCCGAGCTCGAGTCGATTGGCCGGGCGTACCAGGAGCGCGAGGAGCTGATCAAATCGGGGGGCGAGCACCCGATGCTATTGTACGCGAAGCTCGTCCACAACCACGCCGCGATGGGGCTGCCGATTCCGCAAATCTGTAAGCTCCTCGGCATCTCGCGCCCCGTGCTCGAGCGCTGGTACTCCGAGGATCTTGAGTTAGGCGTCGCGCAGATCAACTTGCGCATCGCCTCGAACGTCGCGAGGAAGGCGCTCTCGGATGATCCGGATGCGGCGAAGATAGGGCTCGACTGGTTGGACCGGCGAGGTGGTGATGGGTGGAGGAAGTCGACGCAGAAGATTGAGATGGAGGAGACCAAGCCGCCGATCATCGATTCCTCAAAACTCACCCCCGAGGAACGAGATCAATTGCGCGCAATCGTCACCCGCATCACGCAAACTGACGAGTGATTCTAACAGACTTAAGCACCGTCGATGCACGAGCACAGCTCATCGACATAGATCGCGTCGATTGCGAAGAATCACTCTACATATTTTTAAAATCCGCCTGGCATATCTGGGACTCAGAGCCATGGATGGATGGCTGGTGCATCGATGCGATTGCCGAACATTTGCAAGCAGTCATCGATGGACAGATTAGACGCCTCTGCATAAACATTCCGCCAAGATGCACGAAGACCGCTACCTGCTCAATTGCACTACCCGCTTGGACGTGGGCACAACCTAAGAGCTCTCACACCTCTGGCCCTGGCGTAAAATTTCTCTACGCGTCCTATCGCGAGGACTTAGCGAAAGAAGCCGCGGGCCATTGCCGAAGTGTGATCGAGTCACAGTGGTACAAAGATCGATGGGGCAATCGATTCGTACTCAAGCATGACCAAAACACGCGCGTTAGATTCGATACCGATAAAGGCGGCTATCGAATGGTTACATCGGTCGAATCGAAAGGCTCGACTGGCTTCGGGGCTTCAATTATCGTTATCGATGACGGCAACTCCGTTAAGGAGATCGAATCGGAGGCAACGATTCAATCAACCACTGACTGGTTCGACGGTACGCTTGGGACAAGATTTAACAATCAAAAATTAGGCGCAGTCATCCAAATTCAGCAGCGCGTCGGTGAGCGAGACCTTACGGGGCACATTCAGTCAAAAAATAAAGGCGGGTGGGATTTTCTGATTCTACCGATGAGGTTCGAAACGTGGAGAAAATCTCACGTCACGTCAATCGGCTGGTCCGACCCGCGCACCGAAGAGGGCGAGCTTCTTTGGCCAGAGCGCTTCGATGCAGAAGTGGTCAAGGGCTTGGAGGATTGGATGCTTCCCTGGAGAGCGGCCGGGCAGCTCCAGCAAAGACCGGCTCCAAAGGGCGGCGGAATCATTGAGCGCGACTGGTGGCGGCTCTGGGAAGGCGAGACATTCCCCGCTTTTGACTACGTGATCGCTTGTTTGGATACCGCCTACACGGAAGACCAAATGAACGATCCGTCCGGCATGATCATCTGGGGCGTTTTCTCAGATCCTATTCCAGAGTCCCCTACTCGCGTTATTTCATCAGATCAGCGCGAGAGGCCGCGCGATATTCATGCGAACGATGGTCGCACAACGCCGAAAGTGATGATGATTTGGGCGTGGGAAAAATATTTGAAGCTTCACGATCTTGTGGTGACAACAGCGAATGCATGCGCCAAATACAAAGTCGATCTTCTTCTCATTGAGAACAAATCAAGTGGCATTAGCGTATCGCAGGAATTGCGTCGCCTTTTCGGCAACTCGCGCTTCGGCATCCAGATGTTTGATCCCAAGAGCCAGGACAAGGTGGCAAGATTGAATTCCGTGGCGCCACTTTTTTACGAGGGACTAGTTTTCTCGCCGTCGGAAAAATACCCATGGGTGGAGGCGGTAATCGCTCAGGCCGAGAGGTTTCCTAAGAGTCGTCACGATGAGTTTGTCGACTGTATCTCGATGGGTATCCGACACCTTCGCGAAAACAATCTCATCTGCCGCGTGGTCGAGCGCGAGGCAGAGATCGAACAATCGAAGATGTACCGCGGCCGCGAGCAGCCTTTGTATTCGGTCTAGTGCTAGGATATATTCCGCACTGTGTCAAGTTTAATCCGTAGCCTGGACGACGCCCCTGTGCGCGCTCAAGCCACGGTAGCCTTGATCAGTCGAGTGCAAAGGCCGTACTTGTTTCGCGTGCGCGTTGAGGGCCAATTTCCGCACAACAAAGTGCGAGAGTACGATATCGCGGGTGTAAACGAAGCGGCAGTGGCGTTTGAAGGGATCAGGATTTTCGAGCGACAAATGTCAAAGGCAGTTGTGATACGCGATCTCATTATGGATTCGATCCGCCCCAGAGGCGGGTGAGAGAATGCGCCGCTCGCAAGCCGCAAGCCCCAAAGGCGGTTTACGCGAGAATCGCAAAATCATTTGGCCAAAGACCATGACGGTAGAAATGCAAGACGCTTGGTACGCGCGGATCGATCAGATCCGAAGGCAGGCCCTCGCGCCTGGGCCTAAGAGGATATTTTTACCGGCCGCGCGAGTGATCGTCGCGATCGAGGAGGTGCTGTGACGGAATTGCGCTCAGTGCCAAAGCCAGAGGGGTTTGACTTAAGACTCGCGCGCGCAACCAAGGAGAATAGCGGCAAATGCTGGACGCCGCAGGATATCCTGTACGATGCCTCGCAACTTATGCAGGCATCCCCGCCCACACAGGCCGCGCTTGTCGCCTGGTATACGCGATTACCCAATGGCAACCTGCAGATCAAATACCAGTGCTCGTTTGAGCACGACAGACAAGCCGTAGCGCTTGCGGCGGATTTACTTAAGGATCTGCAAGGGTGAGCGCGCCCGATGCCACTACTCCGGGCAATCCCGCCCGCAGCAAGTGGAGAAAGCGATGCGAAGATTCCACGAGGAAACCGCCATTATGGTCCGCCGATGGCGAGGCGAATGGGAAAAACACGGTCGTGATTTCGGGAACTGCCATTGCGGATCTGGTATGGGTACCATGCGAAAGCATCGTGTTTTCGAATCTCATGCCACGGGCAAATGTGGTCTCTGTGGCTGGGAGCGGTGCATGGAACTGCTAGAGCGTCGTCGTGAGCGCTATACGGCACGCGCCGTCATCGCTGAAGGACTGGAAGAGATCGAAGAAATTGATCCAATGATGGATCCAGGCAATCCTCTATTTGACGAGGAAGCGTACGAAATGGCTGTCATCAACTGGTATCGAGACGCGGCGTGAGCACCCAGGCAGGCCTAGGAGGTGCGAATATAAGGCTCGTCGGCCCAGATGCCCCAGAGCTTCCGCCGGCCGCCGAAGTATCGGTCGAGATGGCGCCTCCAGATGGCGATACACCGGAGATCGATGATAAGGGGGCGATTCTTAGGATCAAACACGGGGACGGTTCTCTTTCAGTATCCATCAACGGGAAACCTCTAGGATCTACGAAAGCGGCAAATGACGAGCCGCTCGCCTGGTTCGACAACATCGCCGAGAAGATCCCCGAGGACGCGCTTAATTCTATCACGGAAGACCTTCTGCGCGGGATCGAGGAGGATTTGCAGTCGCGGAAGGAATGGATTGAAGATCGCGCGTTAGGACTAAAACTCCTTGGGCTCAAGATCGAATTACCCAATACGCAAGGCGCGAGCGATGGGGCACCCGTTGAAGGGATGTCCAAGGTACGGCACCCCTTGCTACTTGAGGCCGTCTTGCGCTTCCAAGCGAACGCGCGCTCGGAGCTCCTTCCGACCGATGGGCCGGTGAAGATCCGCAATGACTCATCGACGCCGAACGCGCAGATGGATCAGGACGCGAACGCGCTTGAGCGCGACATGAACCATTACTTAACAGTGGATGCGACCGAGTACTACCCCGACACCGACCGTATGCTCTTCATGACCGGCTTCGGCGGCGACGGGTTCAAGAAAGTCTATTTCTGCCCGATTCGCTCGCGCCCGGTATCTGAATCCGTCGATGCCGATGACATAATCGTGAATAATTCGGCGACTGACTTGGCGAACGCGCAGAGAGTCACCCATCGCACGATGATGAAGCCCTCGACTTTGAAGCGCTTGCAGCTCCTCAAAGTTTACCGCGACATCGATCTTGGCGATCCGATGCCGGCAGACCCCGATGAGCTTCAGCGTACGGAGAAAGATCAGCAGGGCATCACGCCCGATACGTTCAACGTGCTGCCGCAAAATCGCGAGCGCGAGATTTACGAGTGCTATTGCGAGTTGGACATCCCAGGCTTTGAGCACAAACAAAAGCGCGAGATCACGGGGCTTCAGATCCCCTACATCGTCACGATTGATAAATCCTCACGCCGAGCGTTCGCGGTGGTGCGAAACTTCGATAAGGATGATCAGGAGTTGCCGCGCGCTCGAAAGAGATTCGTCAAGTATCCATTCGTGCCGGGGATTGGTTTTTACGGCATCGGGCTTTTGCACATCCTTGGTAACTCAACGAATGCGATCACGGCGGCGTGGCGCTTGATGCTCGATAACGGCATGTTTGCAAACTTCCCTGGATTTTTGATCTCGAAGTCCGGCACCAGGCAGAATACGAATATCTTGCGCGTGCCGCCCGGTGGCTCTGCGCAGATCGACACGCAAGGCTTGCCGATTGGGCAGTCTGTCATGCCGCTCCCGTATGAGACGAGCCATATGGCGCCGTTGATGTCCTTGGTCGAGGATATGGCAGACACTGGCCGACGCATCGGAGGAACGGCCGAAACAATGGTCGGAGAAGGCCGCGCGGATGTGCCAGTGGGTACCGTGCTCGCCATGATTGACCAGCAAATTAAGGTGATGAATGCGGTCCATAAACGCATGCACGCCGCGCAAGCTGAAGAATTTATGTTGCTCAAGCAAGTGTTCAAAGAACACCCAGAGAGCTTCTATCAGCGCAAATGCAAATCTAAGACGCCATGGGACAAGGCGCGCTTTCTAGCGGCCATCAACAACTGCGACTTTGTTCCGCAGGCCGATCCGAACACTTCAAGTTCTGGTCAGCGAATGATGAAAATCGTAGGGCTTCTCCAGCTCCAGTCACAGGCGCCGACGCTATTCGATCCTGTTAAAGTCAATATCGCAGCTCTTAATGCGATGGGGTGGCCAGACGCAGAGGAATTCTTAGTACCCCCAGCCGCGCGCGCCGCACCACCGCCGCAGATCATTCAGGCTCAAGCGCAAATGCAAAACGAGGGCAAAAAGGCGGATGCTGATATGCTCGAAGCGCAAGCACGTGCAGAAGAAGCCAGGGCAAAAACCACGGATGCTCAGGCGCGCGTCGCGGGTGTCGGGCATTATGCACCACGCACGCCAGAATCAGCAGCTCCAGAGTCGGGTCCTGAGCAACCGACACCGGTGGACTTGGCGAAAGCACAAGCATCGCTGATGGATGCTCAGACTAGACGCCACGAAGCGGGATTGAAAGCGGCCCAGATAAACCAGGAAGATAAAGCACGCGAGCAAGATGCAAAGGACAAAGAACGTGAGGCGGCCATCAATTTAGCCAGTGACGTAATTCGCGCGCCGACCACTGAGGGCGGTGGTCAGGTGAGCGTCAAGGGCGCTGGGAAGAAAGCGAAGGCAATCATCAAAGACGTTGACCAAGGGGTAAAATAATCCCATGGACAAAAAACTGTTCTCGGATTTGACCAGAAGCATGGAAGAGTTCAATGAGCCGGTTTCCTACCGCGCTCGCCTCTGCCCCCACGGCATTGACCTCGACAAACTATGCGAGCAGTGCTCAGCCGACCGGGTGTATCGCGAGGATCCGATCGATTAAATCTAGGGAAGGTGTTTCCAAGTTCTACGCCGTTTGATATGGCTTATCAGTGATTGGGTGACGCCATATTCTGCTGCTATGGTGATTTGCGAGCGTTTATCTTTACGTATTTCCAGAACATCAACCAGCGTTAGCTTGACAGATCCATGTTTCTTTTCTGGGATGCCTCAACGGTTCCTGCCTTTCGCAGTGCAGTCTTTAGCATTATCGCCACGCGTGCCGACGAACAGATGATCAGGATTGAGACATGGCGGATTATCGCAGCGGTGCAAAACGCACAATCCATCTGGAATAACCCCGTTGCTTCTCTCATAGGACACCCTATGCGCGAGCCTTTGCTTGCCTTCTGTTCTTGTTAATCCATAGCCATCAGCGTTTCTTGCGCCAATCCATTCGACGCAACCACTAGCGGTGGCCTTAGTTTTTGCAACTAGAGTAGGATGGACATCAGCCATTATGAATGCCTCACATTCTTGGTGGTCAGGGCTCTGGCGGGGCGGTGACACGCCCGTCCGAGCCCGAAGTATATCGTAGATTTGCAAATCAGGGCGCTGCGGGACTAATATTCTGACAACTGAATAGGGATCCTCATGAGTGAGATGGCACGCGAAGCCAGGCTTAAGTCTCGGGAAAAAGCCGAGCGCCTTACGCGTTCGTCTCCCGGAAATGTCGATGCCAGTGGGTGGCGAGAGCCACTAGGTGAGTTAGGGCAGGCACAAACCGGGCCAAGGCCAGTGTCCCGACAAAATTTCAGACACGGCGGAAAGATAGCTGGGCTAGCTGGCGCAATGCGAGCTGACCGTAAGCCACGCAAATCAGGCGGCCGAACTCTCGCCGACGCACTGATCAATCGTGACGTAAAAGAAGCCAACGAGAGCCGAGAAGGCCCTAAGCATATTGGTGGAATGGCCAGAGGTGGCCATGCTGACGCGGCCGAAGATAAGAAACTAATCAAGTCAGAGATGCACAAAGCCGGGTGTTCGTGTTCCAAATGTTCAGGCGGGAGAGTCGGCCATGCCAGCGGCGGTGGCATCCACATAAACCCAGCCCACAAGGGCAAATTCACCAAAAAGGTCACCGGCAGCAAGCATGGCAAACTGACCAATGCTGGAATTGAAAAGGGATTGCATGCAGACAGCGGGCTAGAGCGTAAAGAAGCGAACTTCGCTCGCATGGCGCGACGGCACTTCGAGCCCCTGCACAAAGCCGCCGGAGGTTCACTCGACGGACGGATCCAAGGCATGCGGCCCCAGGGTGGGCGACTAGCTCGGAAGGGAGGTGGTGCGGCTAAAAAGGGTATGACGGTTAACGTCATCGTGGCGCCCAACCCGCCATCGCGCGGCGCGCCCATGCCGCCGCCCGGAGGTCTCCCTCCTCCGGGCGCGGGCCCTCTGGGTATGCATCAGGGAGCCCCGCCTCCGATGCCACCGCCTGGCGCGGCACCGTCTCCAGGCGCACCGCCCCCGATGATGCCGCGAGCTCGAGGCGGTCGCACCTCGCACATGCTCGCAAAGCCTGGCGCCTACCCACTCGATCACGCCTCGGGCGGCGGCTTAGGGCGGCTTGAGAAGGCGAAAGCCTACGGGAAGAACGCCTGACTCCATTTGAGGCAAAACTCGCCAAGCGCATCGATGCGGAACTTACTCGCCTTCGTGAATCCTTGGAAACGCGCGGCGTCGTGCAGTCCTTTGAGGACTATCGGTATCTTGCCGGCCAAATCGATGCGTTGAAGCGCGTACAAACCTCCTACTTCGATGAAGTCAACGAAGATTTGAACAAGGAAAAATAGCTATGACCCAAGCCGCCTATGGTTACCAGAACCAGACTGGTATCGGCCAACAAGCCATTTCGATCACCCAGGCGCCGACATCCAATTTGGCCCAGCAACAGACCATGGTGCGCTCCGCCATCGAGCGTATGCAGTCGCATAACTCCAGTCTCTCCGAGACCATCATTCGGTTGCGCGACACGATCGACCGTCTCATCGGTGGTGAAGGCGCTGATTCAGCGAAGAACGGCCCGACGCCCGTTCCAAACGGCGATATTCAGGCGCTTCACCATGAGATCGAAGGGTACGAGCACATGCTCGCGCTTCTGCATTACCAATTCACTCGTTTGGCCGGAGTCTGAGCGATGCCGAACGTTGCGATGTTGCACGAGATGGACCCAAAGGAAGAAATCCTTGCCAAGCTGGGCGATACGCTTGATGGATTTGAGATCCTAAATAACGAAGTGCTGCTCGTGATCTACAAGCGTCCGAAGACAACGCGTGGCGGCATCGTGCTCACGGATCGGGTGATCGATGAGGACAAGTATCAGGGCAAGACGGGGCTTGTCGTGAAGGTGGGTCCGTGCTGTGATTTCCCCCTTGTGCCGATTGCGCTACACGATTGGGTCGTGATCAAGGCGTCCGATAGCTTCGCGCTCGATCTGCTCGGGCCAGACAACAAAGAAATCAACTGTCGGCTCGTGATGGACAAATTCATTCGCGTGAAAGTCTCAAATCCTGGGATGGTGTGGTGACATGAGCACTCCAACCGAAGAAATCACCGTCGATTTAGATGCCATTTCAGGCGCCACGGGCGGCGAAGTCGCCGAACGCTCACAAGTCGCCCCTGATGGCTCGCGAGTTGCGCCAAAAGAGCCTGAAATTGAGGTAAAAACCGCTCCTGAGCCCGAAAAGACGCCGAAAAAGACCGAAACTCAGGTTCTTACGCCCGATGAAGGGCTCGAAAGGCTCAAAAAGCAGCTAGAGGACGAGAAAAACCTTCGCGTCGCCGCCGATAATCGCGCCCGAGCGGCCGAAGCCGATGCCGCACGTGCAAAAAACGAGTCTCAGGGCACGCAACTCGATCTCGTCAAGTCCGCTATCGCCTCTTTGACCCAAGCGAACGATGCGTTGGAAGAGAAATACGCCGCCGCTCTCGCCGCCCAAGACTACGCTGGCGCCGCGAAGGCTCAGCGCGAGATGTCATCGAATGAGGCGAAGCTTAATGACCTAAATCGCGGCAAAACCGCGATGGAGAATGCTCCAAAAGCTACCCCTCGCGTTGCCGATGACCCGGTTGAGCGCATCGCGCAGCAGCTGACCCCGCAATCCGCCGCCTGGGTGCGCGCGCACCCTGAATACGCGCGCGATCCTGCGAAGTATCGCAAAATGGTCGCCGCGCACGAGCTCGCCATGGCGGATGGGTTTGCGGCAGATTCGCCTGAGTACTTTGCATCGGTCGAGGACACACTTCGCATCCCCTCTCAGCGTCAGGAAACCGTTACCATCGATACGGATGCAACCGCCGATGCCGCCAAGCCCTCGACCACTCGACCCTCTCGCCAAACCGCCCCACCTTCTGCCCCCGTCTCGCGATCCGGCAACGGCACGGGTGGCAATCGGCCGAACGTGGTCACGCTTACCCCTGAGCAAGTCGAGATCGCCAAGATGATGCAGATGACGCCGGAAGAATATGCTCGCCAGGTGGTGGCGCTGAAGAAAGAAGGCAAGTTGAACT